TCATTCATCTGCTTTTGAGAACTTGTCCCGTCGAAAAAAAAGGTCAACCCCGAGGATGCCAAGGCAAATCCCCAAGATATCAAGACCAAAGCCTGCCAACTTAACCGAGGAGAATCGAAGAATAAGCACCCAAGCCGCAACAAACACAGCGATCCCAAGCCACTTACGGACCTCCCTGTTGCGCACTAGGTGACCGACCGCAACAATGACTACAGTCCAGATGGCGAACTGGATGACATCATTCATGCGGGCTCTCCCGCGCTTTGGACGATCTCCGACTTGACCGAATGCTGAGGCCCGATCCCGCCGGACACCTCCCCTTCAACGCTGATTACGACATCACCGGAGTGGTAAGTCGGCAGACTCTCTTGGGTCGCCCAACGAACTGCAAGGCCGCTGCCAACTCCAACAAAAGTGTTGATGCGTTTACCGGCTACACCCGCAAGCATACCGACCATGCCAGCAACGGTGACACGCTGCTGGTTCAGAGAGTCAGCCTGAGCTCGGGTCAGGGGCAGCGAGACAAAAACCCTCAGTATGCAAGGTCGGTCCTTTGCCTGCATCCGGTCGAAAACCTCAACCGCAAGATCAGCAGTCGCGTGACTGGCTTTCACTGACGGACAGTACTTCATGTGAAGCAGCCGGCTGCGCTCCGCCCATGCGAGGCGAATGATCGCCAAGCTGAAGTTGATGCCGTGCTGGCTGTGAATATGCGTCCGTTCGATATCCATGGCGTTCCTTCCGTGCTTCGAGCGCGCAGTTTCGGTAGCCAACAACACCGCAACCACTAGCAAAACAGCTAGCTCTCAACATCCACACCCAGACGGAGTTAGACTCAGCGCTCCGCCTCATAGGCAGCAACGCCCGTCCCTATGGCACGCCACTCATTCTGCGGCATACGCGCGTCGCAGATGAATACCTCGACTTCGCCGCTTTCCTTCGGCTCCGCCGGCCGGATCGCTGCATGCCGGAGAATCGTCTGCATGTCTGGGACGTAGCTGCTCTCCGAGCCGTGGAATGACCAGATGCCGAACTTCCCTGCTCCACCCACCTGGTGGTCGAGTTTCACCGACCAGCCCTTGAATCGAATGACCAGCATCGCCCTGCTCCGTAGGAAAAGGCCGTAGTCTACTCCTAATTCTTACAGGCCTGGTTCGCAGCCAGGAGTTGCGCCTCGTAACCAATCCGCTGCCGCCGCTCGGCCAGCAGCGCACGGACCTTGGTCTGTAGGTCGTCGCTCTTCTTCAGCCCAGCCGCTGCCCAGGCCGGCACTTCTACCGCCGGCACTCGGCACGGCACCGCAACAGGCACTTCTACGCGCACCGTGCGCGGCTCAGGCTCGACCTGGCCGGCGCATCCCGCCAGCGCGCCCATCACCAGCATTAGCACCACCCTCATAGACCCAACTCCTGATCAATGACCGCCTCGGCGGCCGCACACTGCCCGCCGGCGGTTCGCTCACGTACCAGGCGCTGGGCTTCGGCATACTGCTCCGCGGCCTGCTGCCGTCCCCGATCCACAGCCTGCGCGGCATCCCGGGCGCGCTGCTCGCCAGCCTGACGCAGCGCGGCAACCTGCCGGACCTGCTCCGCCACTGCGTTCTCCAGGCCTCCCCTGGCGGCGCGGCAGGCGACCAGATCCGCCAGCGCAGCATCAAGCTGCGGCCGGTAGTGCCGCGCGCCGAGCCAGACACCGCCGGCGGCGCCGAGGCCGAGCAGTAGCAGGCAGGCCAGCGCGACCGATAAAGGACGGGCGGAGATCACGACAGCACCCTCTTCGCCCGCTCCCACAGCGCCAGGCGCTCCGCCTGGCCGTTCGTGCCGCCGTTGATGCGCCGAGTGATGGCGGCGAACTCGCCGCGGTCGGCCAGGTCGTTCAAGCCGTGACTGGCCCACCACCAGGCCGCCGACAGCGCAGCGAATTCCGGCTGCTCGAGCAGCTCTGGTTCCTGCTCCAGCGGCTGGCCCAGCCCGGCGCCGGCGGCGCGGTAGTTCGCCCGGCCGGTGATCTGTAGCAGCCCGCGCCCGCGGTACCGCCAGCCGTCGCCGGAGGCCTCGTCGCCATTGCCGTTGCGCGAGGCGTAGGCGTTGTTGGCGATGGCCCGAGGATTGCGCGCCAGGCGCTGCGCCAACGCGTTGGGCTGCCCGTCGGCGCCGAGGTAGCGAATCGGCCAGGTCGCAGCCAGGTCGCGCGCGCTGTAGTTGAGGTTCTCCACCAGGCGGGTCAACTGGCCGCTTTCATGGCCGATCTGGGCCAGAAACGCGGCGACTCGCACAGGCGACGTGATACCGAAGCGCGTCATCCCGCGGTTCAGCGCACCAACAAAAACGCCGGCGCGAGGGCCGGCGTTCGGGAGGATTTGCAGCAGTTGCTGCTCAGTGATAGGCATGCTGATCTCCAGGCACAAAAAAAAGCCCGCAGAGTGCGGGCTGGTCATAGAGTCTCGGGCTGCATCTCGGGAGGTGCCGGCATCGACAATCGGACATCGATCCAACTGTTGAGCGGGACATCCAGTGGGGCGCCCTTCCCGAGCACCATTTCGCCGTCGTCACTGAGTGTCCAGCGCTGTTTGAAGAGCCGGATGGTGACCGTCCCATCCTCAGCCTGTTCGCTGTCAGTGATACCGAGTGGGCGACCGCCGTCGGGAGATGCAGGGTCGATCACGCGCCAGCCCTCTTTCGCTAGCCCCAGGCTACCAGAGACCTTGTAGACGCCAACGGCGAGCCGTTGAACAGTAACGCCGCGGGCCTCTGCGTTGGCTACACCCCAAGCCCCCGCAGGCTCGAAGTCCAGTTCGTTGAGGTCCGGTCTCAAGCTCCCATCAACGTTGGCGATACGCACGACCGGCGATGCAGCACGAAGCGTCCCGTCGGTTGCTCTCGTCGTGTTTATAGTCGTGTAGAACTCGAAAATAGGGGCAGATGAGAATTTCCCGCACCGACCTTTGACCGTAGATGCCGGCACTTGTCCGAAAAACATCTGCGCTCCTCGCAAGTCGGATCCGTCGTAGCCGATCGTCAACACAGATCCGTTGCTAATGCCAGTTGCCACGGAGTCAACAGTTGTCGAATCGAATATCTCGACGCTTGTCGCATAACGATGAATCGATGGTGCTCGGTCAGGACGCTCAGAACCAATCCCGAATGCGCCGACCGGCATGGCGTTTCCAAGCGTTGTACCGATATCGGCCTGGGCGGCGCTGCGCAACTCGAGCGAGTTCCTCGCCTGGGCCGGCGTCGGTGCCGTTGCCCACGGCTGAATGCCGGCCAGCGTCCCTCCCCACTGGTTCGCTATCAGGTTGAATCGATCGCTCAGCTCCTTGTCGTAACCCAGGATTGGCGCCACCGCATAGGGCTGGCCGCTAGCCGTGCTGCCCCGGTAGTTGGGCTTTATCGACATGACCGTCGAACTGGCGACGTTGCTCACTTCGTAGAGGCGCCCGTCAGGGGCAATAAAGGCGTCGCCTACCCGGACATTAGAAGAAAACTGAGTTCCGGTGCCGGTGACGGTCGGGCTATTTTCTGTCACCGCGACGGTGCCGGTTGAATACCATGCCATTTAAGCCTCCATCAAATTACGCGACAACAATGAGTGGCCAGTTGAACTTAAATCCGATCTCATCCGGAACTAACGAGGAGACGAAAATCATGGCCCGGGAATTGTACAGGAACCCTATACGAGGGGGTTCCAGAGTATAGATATGCTTTAGATTAAAATGACTCACCAGAAAATAGGTGGACAACCCATATGGATATGGAAGTGCCCATGTTTGCATGTGCATACCTCCGGGCCAATTAGGGTTATGTGCGTATAACTCCCACTCCTGCGCCCCTCCAACAAACCGTACAATCTCGCGATTACTGTCGAACATGACACGCGACTGAGCATCGAATACATGCATGCCCCACCCTCCTATACGGGGTAGCATGACTGCTGCGGCCTTCCACTTTCCTCCATATACCGGCGGGTCGGTATCTTGGAAACTAGACTGGTAAAACGCAAATCCAGACCAAGCCCCAGCCCCTCCCAGATGTCGAAATCTATAAATCTGGTGAGGCCCATTAGGACAGAAGTATACATATGGCTCGTAGGGCGAATTAATTGGCGCCGAGTAGCTTACAACAATTTCCACCGCTCCTTGAACGCCATACACCCCACCTTCAACAATATGCATGCAGGGGTTTGAGTCATCGATAATTGTTTGCCCATTGTTCCCTCGAACAAGGATACCGTAGCTCATGAGAACATTACCGCATGCAGGACATAGGTAACATTTGGAGATCCGTCTCGCAAAAACGTAATTACATTTCCAGATATTCTATAGGAAGGGACGTTTCCAAATGGGTAGCCGCTTGAGATTAAGAAAACTACACCACGAGCGGGATCAAAGCCGGGAATACTCACTGCCATTCCTCCTGTGATCGCTCCAATCGATTGTCGATATACAGTCCGCGCCGACTGGCCGGTGAGGTCCATCACGATCCCTCCGGCTGCGTTTCGAATTCGAATGCCATAGCTCATGCGTCGAGATTCCCGATCTGTACCCGTAACACCAGGTTCGCGTCGTAGACTTTAACGGCCTCCGCTGTCTGCCTCATGAAGCCTCCGGACGTTGCGCTGTTCATCGTCAAACTCCCTGCTTTATCAAGCTTCCACAGCGGCTCGCCGTTGGCACCGAGTGCGGTCGACTGAATCACGTTGCCGATCTTCGCGTTCGTAATCGAACCGTCCTGAATCATCGCGTTGTTGATGAACATCTGGCCTCCGACGATCGAGACCGGCGCCACGGTCTGCCCGCTGGAACTGTTGAACCAGAGGAACCGATCAGCCTGGAACGCCATGGTCGTCACGCTCGTGTCGCTGTCGAAGCCCAGTTGCCAGCCAGCGGCGTACGACTGCCCATTGGCATGGGCCTGGAGCTTTACGCTGTAGAGCGCCTGAACGTTTCCATCCAGAGAGGCCACTGCCTGGGACGTCGTCTGGATTGCCGCACTGTTGCTACCCACCTCCGCTGAAAGTTGGTCGATGCGCTGGGCAGTGGCTTGTCTGTCGCTCGCGGTCACCTGCTCGACCGTGGTAATGCGCCCCTCCGCAGTTGCAGTCCGCGCTTCAAGCAAGCTCGTCCGCTTCGCCTGCGCTTCGTCCTCGTTCGCCCGCACGGTGACTTCGGTGGCGGCTCGAGCAATGGTGTCCCAGCCCTTCAGCGCATCCGCCTTCTCTCCCGTCGCCGGCTCCCGGCGGGCAGCAGCCTGCAGAACATCCAGGCTCGAAGCCGCCGCTTCGACCTTGCCGTCGAGCTCGGTGATATCCGCGGTGTTGGTGGCCACCTGCTGGGCCAGGCCGTTGGCCGTCTCGATCGACTGTCCGATGTCGGCCCAGTAGGTCGCGTTCGGCGGCGAGGCGTTGAGCGGCACCGCCAGCTTCGCTTGATACAGCCGGTTGCCGACCCGCACGATATCGTTCTTCGCGTAGGTCTTCGTCGGGTCGTAGGCCAGCACATCAGTCAGATTGTCGATCTGGTCCTGCAGGCCACTGATATCGACCTGCATCTGATCGATTTCGGCGAAGAACTGTTCGCCCAGCGCGGACTCGACGTACTCCTTGGTGATCAGCTCGTTGTACTCGCTCGCATCCGTCGAGCTTATGCCGTCGACCCAGGCCGACCAGGGGCCGACGTTGCCGGTCCTGTCGATCAGCCGCCCGCGGAAGGCCAGGCGAGCGCCGGCCGCCAGCGAGGTCAGCGTGTGGGTGTCGGTCGGGTATGCGAACAAGCCCAGGGCAGTTGCGTTCTGTTCGCTGCCGCCCGGGGTGACCGACTGCTGGATCTCGGTGTAGGCGGTGTCCGCCGCTCCACTGGCCGGGAATCCCCACTCCAGACCGATCTTCCACGGCCCGCTGGTGGTACGCAGGAACGCCAGCGCCGGCGGCGCGCCGGTCTTGCCGCTGAGTTGGGTCAGGATCGAACTCTTCCAGACCGACGTGATGTCGAAGGCCGACACCGCACGCACTCGCGCCAGATAGCCACCTGCGTAGATGCCGGTCACATCGACGCTGGTTGTGCCGGCACGCGGCAGGCGGATCCAGTTGCCGCTATCCTTCTTCCACTCGACGTCGTATGCCACCGCCCCTTCTACAGCAGGCCAGGCGATGGTCATCGTGCTGACCGCCAACCCCTGATCGAACTGGTAGTGCGAGGTCAGCGTGACGCTCGCCGGCGGCGCAACTGTGGTGATCGGGATAACGCTGATCGGCCGGCTCTCCAACTTGGCACCAGTGTCGATCACCGAGAACTTCCCGGGCTCATACTGCAGAGCGGTGATCTCGAAGACACCCCGCTCCGGCTGGCTGACTTTCATCACACGGTAGAGCGGCACCGCCAGGTCGTCGGCATCGAGGGTCCAGACCAGTTCCGGTAGCGGGGTCTCGCTGTAGGCTGTCGTCACGGTCACCGCGCGCCCGGTTACCGACTGCACGGTTCGCGCCTCAGCCTTACCGCTGGGCAGGTTCAGGAACAGCCGGTCGCCAGCTTTCACCTGGGTGTCGCGATCCAAGGTGATCACTCGGCCAGCAACCGCCGAGATCCTCCCGCCGATCTCCCGTCCAGCCAACAGCGCGTCAGCCACCGGAATCACCCATCCCGGCAGCGGAATCGCCCCGTCCATACCGGTACGGAACGTTACCGTGCGATCCTGGCTGTTGGTCAGGATCGCCCATTTTCCGCGCCGCTGGGCCTCACTCTCGCGGGTGCAGCCAATGGCTGCCACCTCGACCGGGTTGTCGCCGTAACGCCGCTGCAGGCGCTTATCGGTGGCCACAGCCACGTCGGTGTCGTAGTTGTTCGCCGGATTGTCGTAGCTGACCAAGGCACGGCTGTAGCGAGTGCGCTCACTGGCCGAGCCGTAGCTGAAGCGGCCGTCGATGACATTGGCCCGGGTGTAGGCGAAATCGACGTCGGTGGCGCGCGGAATATCCGCCTGGATCTTCAGTTGGCCCTGGGCCCAGTACGCCATGCCGCGGTAGATAGCGGTTAGGTCGCGCAGCAGCTCCCAGGCCCCGGCGCGGCTTTGCAGGTTCAGGTTGCAGGTGTGTCGCGGCTCCTGGCCGCCCTTTCCGTCCGGCACCAACTGGTCGCAGTACTGGGAAATCCGGTACATCTCCCAACGGTCTACCATCCAGGCCTTGATGCGTTTACCCACACCGAAACGATCATTGGTCACGATGTCGTAGGTGTGCCAGACCGGGTTGTCGGTCCAGGCCTGTTTCATCGTGCCGTCCCAGATGCCGAGGTAGGCCCGGGTCTCCGGATCGTAGTTGCTCGGCACTTGGACCTTCCGCCCGCGGCAGTCGACTGTGACAGCCGGAATGTTGCTGAACTGCTCTGCGCTGAACTCGACATACAGCAGGGCCGTGTTCGGGTAGCGCAGCTTCGCGTCGATCACCTCGGTGTAGCCGGCGATCAGCATGGTGTCGGCGATGCGGTTGTTGTTCTGGTTCGGCGTCAGGCGGCGGACGCGCACCTGCCAGCCATTGGTGGCCGCCGGCAGGTCGATCCGGCGGGAACGCTCGTAGCGGGTGGTGGTCTTGCCATCGACGGCCTCGCGCAGCACCTCCTGATAGGCGCCGCCGTCGGTGGCCAGATCTACGGCGTATTCGATCCGGTACCCGCCGATGTTGCCGTTGGTGTCCTGCTGCTGGAGCGCTGGCCAGGCGAAGCGCAGACGCACTGCGGAAAGCTGGGTATTGCTCAGCGAGCGCACCCAGGGCGTATCGCTGCGCAACTCGACGTTGACGCTGGTTTCATTCTCAACGGCAGGGATGCCCGGGATGTAGTCCTGGTCCACCGACCCCGCGCGCCACTCCCACTTAACGTTGGGGAAGCTCAGGTTACCGCTCGGGTCCATCAGTGGGGTGTTGTCGAGGTAGATATCGCGCTCGCTCGGAACGCCGGCGAACTCGCCCTCGCCCACGGCGAGCAGGATCTTGGCCATCGCGACCGAGCGCAGGCTGTCGGGTGCCTCGACCGGCTGTTTCGGCTTGCTACTGCCGCCCTTGCGGCCGGCCAGGTGCTGGTGAACTGCGCCCATGCTTTCCTCCGGGCATGAAAAAGCCCGCAACAGGGCGGGCTGGAAGGTTGTACAGCGTGGATGAAATGCCAGTGGCAACCGCCCTACCGGGGTAGTAGCGTCGTGCCTTCATGCAAGGGTTTCCCGACCCTGAGCGTGCCGGCCCAGGGATCGGGAGGCGCCAATGTCGGCGCGGTTAAAGACCTAGGAGGTCAATGTGTCTAAAGTACAAGTATCTTCAACTGAAGCCGGGATAATTGCCGCCATCGGCGCTCTTTCTCTGTATCTTCGCTCACGGCCAGAGCATGACGAGACTGCTCTACAGAAGTATGTAAACTTCTTCAAGAACACTCGCCAGCCAGCAGCTGACGCTCAGGCGTTCAATCTAGCTCTTGATGCTCTCGGCGGAGACCTTAGCAATGTAGAGAAAGCAATCCAGGAGGGCGTCGGAGCTACTCGCTAGCTAACTTGCGCATTGTCGAAGATAACCGTCCCGACAATGCGCACCATTCCATCCCGCCCCAGCTCAAATACTATCTGCATATCCTACTCCCGCGGCATAGCCGCTCATGGTTGGTTGTTACACCTTGTCCTCGGCGTAGATCGACGCCGAGATAATCGCCCCGCCCCAGCGGCGCTTCCCGTAGCAGATCGGCACCGGGTTCCCGCTGGCGGTGGTATTTCTGGCGCTGCCGAAGGCGTAGCTGGGAAGATTCTCCGGTGCCGCGCTCTGCTTCAGGCCCTGGGCTTGGGGGCTGAGCATTTGGATGACGCCGCCGATCGCCATCGCCACACCGGCTGTCCCCATAGCCCCCGTCAGACCACCGGCAGCGGCGAAACCACCAGGGCCGGCCATGATGGTCGCCGCCACGATAAGGGCAGCACCCACAATCGTCTGCACCAACCCGCCACGCTTCCGGCCACGCATGACCGGAGCAATGCGAATTTCCTCGGCGCCCCCGAACTGCAGCTCATCCTGGGAAATGTTCCGTTTCCCACGGAATACAGCGAACTCCATACCTCGCAGGTGGGCATTGGCGAGGAAGCGCTCGAGGCCTGGAATCTGCACGCACAAGGCCTTGATCGCTTCAGCAGTCGACCCGACGAGCATACGGTACTCCCGGCCGAACTGCCGGAGCGCGCCATAGAGCTTGATGGTGGTCATCGGAGTGTGGTGCGCTGCGATGGTCATGTTTTTCTCCAGGTAATAAAAAACCGCCCGGAGGCGGTTCTTCGAAAAAACCGTTAGTTAAATCTACCGACCTTTGAGCCAGTAAAGATCCCCATGAATATAGTGCGAAACTCCAAGTTCTCTCAATACTGAATTGGCCGAGCGCTTGTCAGAAAATGGTCCAACTATCACCGTCAAGCCCGAAGCTGAAGCTATAGGCAGTGTCAATTCATCAAACTTAGCCTTCGCACCATTAACCTCTTCTGCGGACTTACACTTCACCTTTACAGCCCAGCCAACACTTACTCCGACTGGCGCTGACTTCTCCGCTACCGAGTCAACATCAGCTCCACAGTAACGACACTTGATCGCAGCGCACTTAATCATCTCGGCGCAATACGGACACGGTCGAACATCACTTGCTTGAGCTTGCAGATTTAGATTATTTCGACTCACGGAATTATTGCTCTCACTCTCTCTTGTGGCAGACGCAGCCCAAACCAAAGCGGCAACCCATCCCACAAAGGTCCATCCGAGAAGCAAGTTCAATACAGTTATCGCGCCTTTATTATGATGCTTTCTATTTTCAGCGATTATTGCAGGTAAAAAGTAGAGGACAACACCTCCAATCAGAAGGGAAAAACCGAGCAATAAAGAGGAACCGCTTTCCATATCCAGCCTCCTAAAAGCTCGCAATCTACCATCACCTGGCCAGCATCAAAACCCAGAATCCGCCCAGCAGAAACAGAAAGGGCGCCCGAAGGCGCCCTCTCCATGCCGTTTACGGCCCAAACCATGACCCACCCCGCCAAGCCGAATCTCAGCTTGCCAGACCTGACCCCATCCCACCTGATCTGAGCAAATCAGACCACGCCGTGCCAGTTGGTGGCTGTCGCCACCGCAATGCCCCCTCATTGAAGGGGCATTACGCTGTTTTCAGCCCATGCCTTGCCATGCCCCGCCGAACCGCACCATGCCCTGCCGAACCGCACCTAGCCCGGCCGAACCGCACCTAGCCCAGCCATGCCGAGCAATTGGCACTTGCGCACCGCACAACGCACCCACTGGATGCGCTGTACGCTGTGAAGCTCAGGTCAGAGCCTTCCTCGTCATTCCGCGCAAAGCGGAAAACTTCGCGAGCTGGTCCAGATTGTCGCGGCGCTGCTCGTCCGTCAACTCGGTGATCCGTAGATGCCGAAGCTTCTGCCCGGTGCTGCGGAAGACCTTGCGGACATTGCGCCCCAGTTCATCCATCGCGACGCCGGTCTGTTCATGAGGTGGCACCCATCGGTATCCGCGCCCGCGAACCGACTGCAGGCAGACCTGGTGGTCTCGAAGCAGTTCGGCTTTGAACGCTTCGACGTTGGCCAACCATTCGAACTGCCGATCGCGGAACTGCTCAACCGTCAGCGCCTTGGAATCACTCATCGAAGGCATGCCGAAGCGCGCTTCAAGCCAGTCGTGTCCGACCAGGTCCCCATATTTGAACTCCTTGAGGAAGTCTTCGACAGCCTGCTTGTGCACCGGGTACTTCGTCACTTCAGCCATAGACCACCTCGAAACGCCCGAAGCGGGGACGGTACTCGCACACGCCGATCAGCTTGCCGGAGTCCTCGATAGCCTTCTTGACCTCCTGCAGGTCCAGCACGTCGGTGTTGATGGCGACCTCAAGTTCGCATGCCCAGTCCAAGAAGATCGGCCTGTACCGCATGACCTTGGCCTGGCCGACCTTCACTCCGCGGCAATCCACGAACCGCTGGTCGTCCCAGAGCGCCTCCGGCGTCGTCGGCCCGTCGAAGTCCAGCGAAGCCTTGTCTGTCATCACCAGCGCTCCACGCTTCCAGTGGGTGCCGAGCTTCTGCAGCTTGGCGCCGGCCAGGAACGTCGCGTCGAAGTTCGCGCCTGGGATGTGGATACCCGAGGTTTCATCGAAGTACACGCCGGCGATGAACTCCGATCTGGCGATCGCAACATGGTCGTCATCGACTTTCTTGCGCTTGCTGGTCAGTTCACGATGCGCCTTCGTTGCCGGGTGCAGCGGGTTGGCCAACTTGTCGCTATGCATCATGAGGGGGGATACCCCTTTTATGCGAAGGGTCAGCAGTTCCATGCTCATGCCGAAGCCCCCTTCTGCCAGTTCAGTTCGTTGGCACCAGATGCAAAAAGCCCAGCGCGGGGCTGGGCTCTTCAGATTGAGATTGTCAGACTTCAGATGAAATCGTGATCCTCACCTGACTGGGCTTGACTCGATAAGTCGCAGCAACTTCTTGAGCTGCAAGTTCGAGGCTCAATGCTCCACGAAAATCTGTTTTCGCCCGAAGCTGAACTGGATTACCTACAGTGAAAATCCTATCCGAGGGGTACTCAGTGAGAATTGTACGAGACCCATCAAAATAGTCGTAAGTCTCGTTTATCGCATCATTCACTTCTTTCGTTCCCCAAATCCCCACCAAGGAACGTACCTCCGACAATCTCACCTCACAGGTACCAGTAGACTTTGGCAGGACGACTTCCTCCACCTTGGCCACCCATTCCGGGATGTGGCCACCGCACATCACCACGAAGTCCAGCCCAACAAGCTCATTCAATGCAATCCCTGACAGATTGAGAGAGTGCTCATCTAACACTCTCTGAAAATCGGTGGTGCCGAATCTGGCGAATGCAACCTTCGAGCTTGTTTTGTCTTCCATATCCACTCTGTCGCTCCTTGTATCCCGCTGATGGCTTGATGTCGAATTACTATCATGCCCGACGAGGCTCGTCTAGCTCTAGGGTACCTAGGCTGTCCACCCATCCACCCTGGACACAAACCCAGTAACGGGATTGGATCCAGGCGTAGTAGCGTTGTGCCTCCAATGAAACGCCCCGGTCCATTGCCGGAAAGCCCATGGACTGGGGCTCGACGATCTGGGAGGTCACATGGCGAAGCAACCCGAGAATGCAGGGAAGGCTTGGACGAAGGCCGATGTCGATGCGCTCAAGAAGCTAGCGAAGGAAAATACCCCTACCCGCGTGATAGGCCTCAAGCTGGGACGGTCTGAGGATTCGATCTACGCCAAAGCCGCAGAGGAAAAGATCAGCCTGAAACCGACGAATCAGTCTCCTTACAACCGTCAGAAGTGAGGTAGGCCACGCTCGCCTCGTATGCCTGGCGCTGTTCGGTGGTCCAGTGATGGCCGTGGTCAGCCAAGGACAACGCCATCGAGTCCAGGCACTTCAAAACAATCTGCTGTTCTGCTTGCATCATTGCCTCCTGCGGCTAAGCCGCTTCATTTTGCGTCCCGATGCCGCAGCACCAGTCGCATCCGGTCGAGCCACGGCCCACCGAACACGATGATTTCGCTGGGCTTGCCGTACAGGTGGTGCAACAGGAACGGCCCGGCGCCGAAGTGTTGCATATCCTCGCCAGGTAGTGATGGGTCGTCCGCCAGGTAGATCCCGGCGTGGTTCGGGTGCGCGGTACGTCCCACAGCCATCACGATCATGTCGCCGCGCTGCGGCCGGTCCACCCGGATGAAGCCAGCCCCCTCGAACCGCAGCTCGTAGAGGCTTGGACCGTCTGCCCGCTCCCACCAGCCATCGGCACGCTCGAAGTGCGGGAACTCGATGCCCCACTCCCTCTGGTACCAGTCGGCGCAGACCTGCCAGCAGTCCTGCACCCCATGCACGAACGCGCGCCCGAGCAGCGGCACCTGATCGACGGGCTCGATGGTACGCAGGTCGCCCTCCGGCCAGCTCAGGATGTGCCATGTCAGGCCCGAGGCGTTGCACATCGCGACATCTGCGGCACTCGGTCGGCTGGTGGCATCGGGGTGGCTATGCACCACGGCGACGATCTCTCCCTGATCCTCTGCCTCTGCATACGCCTCCGGCGCGATGCGGAACTCCTCGCCGGCGTCGGCAGCGGTGTTTTCACAGGGAACGTATCGCTGGCTCCGGCCAGAACGGATGATCAGTCCGCAGCACTCGCGCGGATACTCTGCCGCGGCGTGCTTCTGCACGGCAGACAGGATGTGCTTGAGCATGGTCAGCTCCTGGCGATGATCGAGACGGCAGGGAAGCCGCCGAAGGGCAGTTGGTTGCCGTCACCGAAGCGCGGGATGCAACCGGTGCCCAGGCAGCCATCACACTCGTCCCGGGCTGGGTCATCGGTGGGGTTGCCGTCGATGTCGAAGTACGGGCCGGTGTAGCCGCAGTCGGGCCCGCGGTACCCGCCCGTCATCGCCCAGTGGCACAGGGTGGTCATCTGCCGGCCGACCTGCTCGCCGCCAACGTCGCCTGGCGAGGCCAGTTCCCAAGCGACGTACTGGCCGTCCTCGTTGGTTTTCTGGTCCAAGTACCAGATCTCGACGATCTCCTGGGAGGGATCAGCGTCGGGATTGCCGCCAGGGAAGTTCGACGCATCCAGATATTTCGCCAGCGTCGTCCGGATGGTGAGGCGGAACTGGAGTAGGTCCTCGAACGCCAGGCAGAGCGCCGTAATCCGGCCATTGACGTTGCCGGCGGTGAAGCTCGGCCGCGCCGCAGTACCATCGCTGTTCGCCTCGATGCCCTCGATCTGCACCGGCCAGGCCGCGTATTCGTGGCCCTGCCACCAGATCGGTTTCGCCGGTAACTGGTCGGCTTTGGCACCGGCGGCGGCCAGTTCCTGCGGGCTGTGCGGGATAGCGTGTCCGTGGAACCGGACCACGTCGGCGCCGAAGTCGCTGCCGTCGAGTTCGAACAGCACGACCTCGCCGCCGGGCTCCAGCTTCTGGATATCGGTGATCAGTGTCATGGATGGAATGCCTGTTCAAAGGTACCCGTGAATCGCACCAGTCCACCAGCCAGCGGCATTGGACTTGGGTTCTTGCAGGTATAGAGCCCGAGATGCCCTAAAGGATTGGTCCAAAGGAACGATTTCGCCCCAGCGTGGCGTTCCATGAACTCCATCAGTTGCACTGCAGCCTGCGCCTTCAGCACGCAGGTAACCGGCCAAGACTGGCGGAGGTTATTGATTCCGTCCGCTACCTCCTGACGGTAGCCGTCGCCGAACTGCGCCGTGCGTACCGAAAAGCTCATGTCCGGGGCCTCCGGGCGCATCGTTGGCCAGTTGAAAGTCTCAATAGCCACAACTACCTCCCATTGATTGAGCGCCAAATCTGTCCACCGGCGCGCGTCGCTTTACCGATCTCTTCCACCGCAACCGCTCGGAAGCGACTTTCAAGTCCACGCTGCAGAGCTGCTTGATCAATTGCTCCAGCTTCCTGATCCTGGCTCTCAAGTGTCACTGGCGCGTAGATGCTGATACTCATAGAGCCGCCACCCGCCGCAGCAATCGACGCCCGACCGGCGCCCAAAGGAACAACCGATCCACCTTCTGCGCCAGTCATAAGGTATGTGCGGCCTCCTTGACTCAACAGTTCAGGCCCTCTCTCGTTCACCTCGTACAGCGAGTTCGGAGCCACCGTCCCCCCGCTTGCACGCTGACCAGCGACCCAGGAAGTGAAAGCGCTGCCGGTATAGTCGGAAGCACTGGCGCCACCCGCACCACCACCGAAAAAGCCGCTTACCGCTGAGCCCAATACGCTTCCAGCCAACCCAGAAAAAATCCCGGTTGCGGCCTGCCGCGTTGCGATACGTGCCATGTCGGCCAGCACACTCTTGGCGAAGTCGGAGAACGACAACTTGCCGGTCGTGGCGAAGGCCGCGACTGCATCCTCCATGCTGCTGAAGACGCTGGTGAACAGGTTCTTGGTTTGGCCCGCCACGTCCCGAGCACTCTCCAGATAGGTCTTGAACGCCGATCTGGCTCCCAATGACCAATCCTTCTGAGTCTCATCGACTTGATGGAAGTAGTCGTTCTGCTTGGCCAGCGCCTTACGGTGATAATCGTCCAGAGCAGCGAGTTCCTTTTCGTACTGGCTCTGGCTGATGCCGCCGTTGGTTTCGCCGCGGTTGCGTTGTTCCTGCAGCTTGGCGCTCTGGCTCTGGTAGTCCTGCTCCAGCTTTAAACGGTCCTGAATGCGCCGGCGCTCTTCATCGCCCGCACCAAGGCCAGCGATCTGCAGTTCGTACCCCTGCTGCACTGAACGCAGGCGCCCCTCAAGGTTTGCGCGGTACGCGTCGATCCTGGCGATTTCCTCCTTCTTCCTCGCCTCGGCCTCGAGCGCCACGTTCTTCTGAAGCTGCGCGCGAACCTCCGCCTCCCTAGCCAAGAGAGACTTTTGATCGGCAGTCAGGACAGCTTTCACCTTCAGGTCCGCAATCTGCTGCTCCCACTTCGCCATCTCACGCTGCGAAACGGACAGTTTCTCGCTGGTACCAAGTTGCTGCTCCAGGGCTCCCTGCTGCTCGCGCAGACGCAACAGGTACTGGGTAGCAGCATCATCACGAAATTGAGAAGACCTGGTCGCCTTCGGGTCCTTGAACCGCTGATTGATGCCAGCCACCAGCTTGTCGAAGGTTCCGCCTGATACGCTATCACCGACAATATTCACACCCTTGAGCCAGTCGGGAAGCGCGCTCAACTTGCCTGCCGAGATCATCTTCTCGGCCGCGCGGTAGCCGGCGACGTACCTCTTGGTCAGCTCATCAATTGCTTTCGCTCGCTTGGCCGCCGGGGAGACGTCGCCTAACTGGTCGCCCAGCTCTTTCTCAATGGCGATGAGCTGCTGGTCAGCCTCGCCCAGCTCAGCCTCCGACTTGGCATTCTGCTCGGACAAGTCTTTTCGGACGAGCAAGAGGCTGTTCTGCTCCTTCAATGCCTCTGTGGAGCTGAACTGATCCCGAAAGGACTGAAATAGTGCTCCGGTAGCGGCCACGCCAGGCAAGCCAGTTGCGGCGCCAGTTAGTGCGCCACGCAAAGCATTCGACAGAAACGGAGCGTTTTGCCGTTGATCCAATGTCCGTTGGAGCGTCTGTATTTGCTCATTGAGGGTTGGAAACAAGTCAGCACGGATTGCAGCGTAGGCATTACCGATCGCCGTTTTAACTGCGTCCCATCCCTGCTCAACACCAGACAGAGACTCGCGATACTGTTTCAGCCTCTCCTGAGCGTTACGATGCAGATCCTCGTTCAGTTGATCGACAGCCTGCTGATGGTCGCCTTGCTCATCGATCGCCTTGATCGCCTGATATTGCTCGTAACTCAGCAGCCGATACTGCTCGCTAACTCGTGCCGCTGCCCTAGTCGCATCATCCCCCAGCTCTGACAAGGACTTCGCCACATCCTCAATATCCCGCCCGGTAAATTGAGCGATTGCGCTGGTCGTTTCCGTGAGGCTCTGAAGTTGGCCGGCCCCAACCTTTCCGCTGGCTGCCAATGCAATAGCAGCTCGATTCGCGCTGGCCAATGATCCGGAGACCGAAGCAGCCTGCTTAGCAACTTGAGCCAGAGCCGACCCAGTCATGCCTGCTGCGCCATTCCCAGCAAAAATTGCTTTGCTAAAGGCAGCGGCCTTTTTCTCTGCGTCGTAGAAAGCAAAACCAAGCGTGCCGGCAGCTGCAGCCAACCCGTTAACGGGGTTAATCAAGCTCAGCGCATAACCACCAACCGCCCGCAGCGCTGGGCCAAGTCCGCCGAACATATCGCGAACCTGTGCGCCTTGCTGCAGAAGGACCTGCATGGGGGACTGGCCGCCCTGGATGCTGACGACGACATCACTGATCTGCGCGGGAAGCCCCCGCATAGCGGCCTGGGTTTGCCTGGCGGTAAGACCGGTCCGACCCAACTGATCGTTGAACCTGGCAAGGTTCCGGCTGCCGGCATCGAGACTGGTAGATTGCTCCTGGGCTGCAGTAACGGACTTCTTGGCCTGTTCGGCAATGCGCTGCTGCGACTGGATGATGGCTTGCCCGCGAGCGTTGATCTCCTCCTGGTACTTGGTCCAGTCGATGGTCGAGGCATTCGCCTTCTCGAGGGCTGCGCTACTGCTGGTAGCCGCCTTCGCAAGCCTCTGATGGTAATCACTGGCCTCCAGCGAGGCGCGAACCATGTTGGAGATGCGCGCGGATGCTTGGGCAGAGGTTTCTCCGACCGAGTCGACCGCATTTTCAGCTCGGACGGCGGATCCGACCAGGCGATCCAGATCCTGAGCCGCCTGGTCGGCGCTCTCCGAATGCACGGCGATGCCAAGGCTTGCAATATCCATCGCTTACCCTTCATGAATTGTTGTCAGCGCGACGGCTTCCATCGTCTGGACGGCATCGAACAGTTCGGACCATTGAGCCCGCGGCACCCCGCGCAGCCGTAAGATGTCCTGTAAGACGCCGTAGTCCAGTCCAGTGGGACCGTTCATGCCTGTTCGCCACTGGGTGGACATGTCGCGAAACAGCAGGAAAGCCCGCCAGTTCTCAGGCCAGATGGCCACCTCTTCCACCGGTAGGTCATCAGGCCTGAGCCCCAGCGCAGCAAGGGCTTCCGCATCAGGCTCTGTCTTGTACAGCGCTGCCGCCGCGCTGGCCAGTTTCCCAGGCGGGCCTGGGTGATCTGCTCCATGTACACCCTGACAACCGTCGGGCCGGCGCCGAGGTAGTTCTGCAGCAGTCGCTGTACGTTCTCGTCGTTGAACGCGTCGTCGAGTTCCCAGCCTGCCGCGACGGCCATGATCGCCTCGCGGTCAGACAGTTCGCCCACTCCCTTCAGGAATGCGTCGAGATCATCCTTTGGCATGTGCTTGAAGGTGAACTTCACCTCGACACTCCCGCCGCCATGCAATGGGATTGGTACTGGAGCAATGAAAGTAGGCTTCGGGTCCAGGGAAAACTTGACTTTGCTCATATCCCCTCCTTACGCCGCCAGGTATCGAAGCGGACGACCAGACAGGCCAATGCTGATAGTGCGGGTCATCAACTGATTCCGCTCCATGGTCGGCGAACTGGTGATGCTCACGTAGCCGGGATACAGGATTTGGTCACCACTCGGCAGCTTCAGCCGGATGACGGTCAGTGCTTTCGTTTCCCCAAGATTCTCGACCACATCGACATATGCGGCGGACGGCTGGTCTTCGACCGTAATCTCCAGGGAAAGCGGGTTCCGATTGATCGGGATCTGCCGATCATCATCTTCTTCCAGGTAGCCAACGGTCAGATACTGCTGCTCGCCCCCCGAAGAGGAAAATCCGGTGACCTTCGAGATCTGAACCCAGGACTCCACCGGAATCACCGAACCAACACCGGAACCTGGGGTGTAGATATCAGTGTTGGTGGTATCCAGCCCACCCAGTGCGAAAGTATCAGTTGTGACCGCTCCGATGCGGCTGGCTCGGTCAGATATCTTGGCCCAGCCGGAGGTGATCAGAACGGCATCCCCCATCTCCAGGGAATGGCCAGTAGCGCTGGCAATCGGCGGTTTTGCGTTGGTAATTGCCGTGAAAGCAACGGCGGCCCCCAGTGTGGATGCAATTTCCAGCACGGAGCCATTGGGCAGCGGGAAGCGTGCGGCCATGAGTATTTCCTCTTGAAAGCCCGCCAGGCGGCGGATGGTTGTGCCCGATCGGGCTATTGGTCAGCCGCGCCGCGATAGGCAAAGCTGGCTGGAACGATGTAGGAGGCATCATCGAAGATGGCCGGTCCTTGCTCTACTGGTCCGGCAACAATCCCTTCGAAGTCACCGCGCGACAGGCGCGAGTCAACGCGAAACAGTGAAGTGATCTCATCAACAAGCGACTCTGCAATCCCCAGCGACTGGCCCGATGGGCAGACGATGCTGACCTGGTAGACACCCCGAAACTCGAGAGCCTCGCCAGCCAAATGAGGGGTGCTGGTCCCGCTTGGAAGTAGATACCCGCGGAGGTATGTCTCGCCGACCTCGGGAGTGAAACTGGACGCTTGAAACGCCACACGAATAGGCCTCCCTTTTGCCCATGAGTTGAGCTTTTCCTCGATAGCTTGGCGAGCAAGAGAATGGGACATATCGACCCCTGGTCTGGTGGAGCTACACCTGGTTCGCCCTGACGGCGGCCTCCACAATCTGCTGGAATTCGGCGATGGTCACCCGGACCATGCCAGCCGGCGCCTGGCTGGAGTGCCCGTACTCCAGCGGTACCGCATACGGCAGGTTGTTCACCAGGTAGGCGGTATCACCGAGCTTCAGCGGGTGGACCCCGGCGGTCACTGCAGAAATTGCCTTGCTGCCAGTCGGGTCGACGTCATCAATCTCCCCCTGTGCGGCCGTGCCGATGCTGAACTGCCAGTTGGCCCGAAAGCGCCCGCCAACATACCCGCGCCCGGCCACCATCCCGTTGACGTCGAAGTTCTGGTCACGCTCCGCCTTGGTCAGCGGCTTCGCGTGCTTCACGCCTCGACGTAGCTTCCCGTTCCTGGTGAAGTTGCTCGGATTCAGGTTGATCAGGGTGTTGCGTATCGCAACGTTCTCGTCGTAGCGGTCCGCCACAGCACTCGCTCGCTGGCGGTAGGCGACGTTCGCGGCCCACCGCTCCGGGTCACCGACTGGAGATTTCTCGATCACCTTGATCGACAGGTCCAACATGATCCGCTGGTAGATCGCATCGCCGGCAGCCAAGGCTTGGTCGCGGAACTGCGCCACCGCTGCAGCGAAGCTGCCCTGGCGCCCCGAGTAGCGTTGACGCATGCGAGAGCCACGGGCCATGCGCTACCTCCTCGCTTGCGCGACGAAGCCGATGTCCAGGCCGGCATAATTCCAGGCTTTCGCAGTCACCACCTTGAAGGCCTCGCCGTCGAACTCGATACGGTCGCCGTTCCTCGGCGCCGGCATGTCCTGCCCCCCGAGCTGCACTGGAGACATGATGATCTCGACATCACCCTGTTGGATCAGCGAACCGTCGATAACCCGCACATCGTAGTCCTGGCGCATACCGGAACCATCGAAGCGGCGCTCGATGGTTGGACTTCCACCGGTCGCCGGGTCGTACTCGCCCTGCTCGAACTTGGTCAGGCGTAGCTCAAGCCCCCTACCGCCCTTACTCCGCGGTGCCAGCATACGAATGGCCATCGCCCGGGAACGGTCGTAGATATCAGCCATCAGCTCATCCTCGACACCCTGACGTTGAACATGCCGCCGCCGACTGTCAGCGCCTCCACAAGCCGATCCACTGCAACGTAGCGCGGCTGCCCCTGGTTCACCGGATCGGCGTAGACCGTGGTGAGGGGCCCCACCGTCTCGGATTTCACAGCGGAGGCCTGCTGTACCGTGTCCAGCGGCCCGTCGAGCGCCAGCAGGGCCAGTTCGCACGTTGCGGCCTGCAGCTTCCGGTTCGGCCAGGCCAGGCCGGTGCGTGGAAACTCCAGCGGCTGGTCCGGGTCGACCTTCGAGCCTCGGAATTGATAGCTGCGGTCGATGTAGTCGGTCGCCCTGATCAATGCCGAGGAGCGGCTGTCATTGGAGGCCGACGCCCAGGCAGCATTGCCGCGCTGAGCGTGATACTCGGTAGCCTGGTCGACGGAGACGTAACTGTTGGCGCTGTCACCCTCAGTCACCACCGCCATTGGCTTTCTCCTCGGTCGCCTTCAGGAGCTCGCGCAGCGAATCGGACGTGGCGCCTTCCGGCACCTCGACACCCAGTTCAACGAGACGCGCCAGCCCCTGCTCGTCGTTCAACTGCGAGGGCTCCTGGGCCGCCTTCGCCTCGGCGAGCAGTTTCGCCAACGCAGCCTTGCCTGCCCGCCCGTCGAACGCAACGCCGAGGGCCTTCAGGTCAGCCTTGATTTCGTCGAGGGTGGGCTCGCTGTCATGGATGCCCGGAGCCTTCGCAGCACCGTTGGTTTGCAGTTCGATCAGGCCGTAGGCCACCGAGTATGCCCGCGGCACCTCGCCGGCCACCGCATCGGCCTGTTCGAGGAAGTCACCCTGGCGATAGGCGAGCGGATCCCGAATCGTCAGCCCATTGCGCTGGGCGAACTCCATCTGGTCCGAGGTAGCCGGGCCCGCTACGAACCACAGAATCTTCTTAGTCATTGTCCACCTCATGAAAAGGGGGCCTGGCGGCCCCTCTGCGGCTACTTGCTCAGCACCAGAACGCCGGCGGTGTCTTTGACGCTGGTGGCGGTGCGCTCCCAGTTCGCCGCGGTGCCGATCGCGGTATCGTTCGGCGAAGCGCCGCCCGCACCGGTCTTCCAGGTGTAACCGAGCACGCCCAGGTTGTAGCTCCACTCGGCCTGGTAGACCGAACCCAGGTTCTCCTTGCCGGTGGTGCGGTTCAGGACAGCGTCGAAGTCGTTGTTGCCGGTCACCAGCACCGAGCTCTGCACCAGGCCCAACGAGCGGAACGAAGCTGGGTTGGCCTCGGGATCAGCGCCGGCCGGCACGATCAGCGAGTCGGCGTCGGTCACCACGAACAGACGGCCGAACGGGTCGCGCATCACGTTCACGCCGTCGTAGGTGAACAGGTTCTCGGCGTTCGCAAGAGCGTTGTCGTAGAGATCGCTGACCACGCTGGAATGGAACACCCAGGCCGCGATGGCGTTGGCGCGGTCGCCGAACTTGAACGCCGCCTTGTTCAGGGTGCGGAAGGTTGCGGTCTCGGTGGCGCTGCCATGGGTCGCGTCGGTGTGACCGCTGATTGCAGCCACCGCGCCGCGGATGGCGGTGTTCAGCATGTCCGCGACCCGTGCCTTACCCAGTTGCTCACCGATGGTCAGGGCCGCCAACGCCGGGTTCTGCAACACCCAGTTGTACTGGGCCGCTTCATACTCGATCGGTGGCGTGCCGGCGGCGACCTTCACCGCGGCGTTGAGCAACTGCGTCAGACGAGTCGCAGCCACGTCGCCGTTGCCGTAGACGTTGCGGCGGCGCACCAGATTGGCGATCAGCTTGAAGCTGGCCTTGATGTCGAAGTCGCCCTGCGCCGGCGCGTTCTGCAGAACGATGGTGCCGGCGGATGCCTGGTTGAATTTGTCGATCGCCTGGGCGACGGTTTCGGTCAGAGCCGTGTAGGTCTGCTTGTTGAATACAGCGAGATCGAAAGCCATGTGGCCTCCTTACTTGATTGTTTCGAGGTAGGCGACCTTCTCGGCCTCGGTCTTGCAGTCGGCGAGCGACTTGGCCGTGCTGCCGGAGGGCTTGCCGCCCGGGGGCGTTCCGCCGCCGGAGTGGCCAGAGCCCTTCAGGATCTGGTCGCGGTAGGGGTACTGGTCGACGAGAATCTCCAGCGCTTCATCGAAGTCGGCGGCCTCGCCGGGACGGGCCTTGCTGTACAGCTTGTTGCCGTGGGCGTCGTAGGCCACGACATTGCCGTCCTCGATCTTCAGGTGCTTGCCGAACACGGACTGCACCATGTCGGCCGGAACAGCCAGGCGGTCTGCCACGAACTTCGAGCGGGAGAAGCTGCCGCCGATCTTCTCGGCGTAGAGCTGCTGCTCCAACTGCTCTGCGCGCGTGGTGGCCTCGGTCAGCTTGGAGTCGTAAGCCTTGCCGATTTCAGCCTTCACCTTCTCGATCTCGCCGGCATCCACCAGCTTCTTCGCGTCGAGATTGGCGACGGTTTCCAGGGCTTTGCGCGCTGCGGCCGGGTCCTCGATGCCTTCGAAGTCTTTTGCGATCTTCTCGGCCTTCTCCGCCCGCTCGCGGTGCTGCTTGGCCTCTCCGTTCAAGCGGGTGATGGTGGCTCGGGTACCGACCGCATCGAAAGCGATCTCCTTACCGTCATCTTCCACGTAGACCGGCTTGCCATCCTGGACCTCGGCGTATTGCTTGCCTTCGACTTCGACAGTCTTCAGTTTCATCTCGTCTTTCTCCGGCCATCCGGCCATTGCGATGGGCCATCCGGCCCGGAAGGCGCCCCGCTCCATCCGAAACGCAGGCATAAAAAAACCCGCCAAGGCGGGTCGTAGGTTGTAATTTGATGCTTTCCTACCGATTGCAAATGGAACTCAAGATGAGCACCACCACGAACTCACTATGGAATGCACTGAGCCCCTTGATTGCAGCAGCCATAGGGGGATCTGCCGCGTTGGGTGGCCAGTTGATAGCGACGAAATCTAGCGATCGCTCTATCGAACAAATTGCAATCCAAAGTTGTATTCAGCGCATCGATACCCAGGAGGCGAAACTACGTGAGGTTGGCGAACGGCTCTTTGGAACATTGGGGGGCTTGATTGGAGCGTCGGTCGAAAACGATCAGCAATCCTTCAACAGTGCGGGCAAGGAGATCATCCGGGCCGCTTTCGAGGTGAATGCGTATGCCCCTCCCGAGCTCGCCCTTGCAGCCCTGACCATCGCGCAGCTGACACGACAGGGAATGACTGCAAGCACGCCAGAGCAGCAGGAAACAGCGATCCGAGCAGCATTGGCTGGCTACAGGCTCTGGCCCCAGCAGTACCGAGAGCAGATGGGCGAGTTCGATAAGCTACGACACTCCTGCGAGAGCAGCAGGTTAGCGAACTCCGACTGACTCCCTAAGTTGAGCCAGGCTCAGCGGGTTGCCCCGCTGGTCCAACAGGTCGCTCAAGGTGATGACGCCTCGGCGCCAGAGGTCGGCGCGGCCGGGCCCCAGCTTCTCGTCCTGGAAGGCCTTCGACTTACCCTTGAGCCATGTCTCGAAGTTCAAACTGGCCGGCACCTGGCCGTCCATCGACGCCCGGGTGCTCTTCACCTCGTCGACGTCGATACCCAGCTCACGCATCGTCTTGAGCCAAGGCAGAGTGGTACTGCGACACCCCCAGTGCCGCGGGCAACCTTGCTTGTACGGCAACGAGTGCCCCACAGGCCTGAACTGCAGATCCCATGTCTTCTGGTCGTAGACCATGCAGATTTCCGTGGTGTGCGAGTCCAAGGTGCTGAGCTGGCGATACCCTTTCACCGGTCCATTCTCGCCAGAATTGGCCTTGTAGACCTCCATCCTGGCGCCATTGGCCACCGCTTGGGCGCTGTTGTGGACCAAGGTCCGAGCCGCGCGCTTGCTGACATCCATGAAGCCCTTCACCGGCGGTTGGTCGCCCCGAGCCCGGCGGCCGACGATCTGGGTGACCATCTGTTCCGTGGTCTCGCCGTTCACGAAGCCATTGCGCACCACACCGGCGAACCGGAACGACACATCCGCAGCCTGTTTGAGCCACCATTGCTTGGTCGGCGCGCCCTCGATGAGCGTATTCGCAACCACAGCGCTGAGTCGGTTCTCGCCGACGCCGAGCATGATTGGCCGGCTCACCAGACTGTTGACTGAGTTCGACGCGAAGCCTCCTTCGATGACCGCGAGTTGCCGCAGGTTGGCATCATGTGCCGCAGCGATCTCGGTGTACTGCGCCTTGATTGCCTTGGCCGCCTCGTCGAGGATCGCGTTGACCTCCTTGACGTTCTTCAGCGGCAACCGGCGGCCCTGCAGCAGCTTCACCAATTCCTCGGCGAGTTCGGTGATCTTCTCCTCGACTTCCTTCGACATACCCGCCGTGGTCCTGATCAGGTCGATACCATGGTCGGTATACAACTCCGCCAGCAGCACCTCCAAGCGAGTCATATCGCAGGCTCCTGGTTGCGGATCCGCTCCTGCTCCGACTCCCAGTCCAGGTCCTCGGCAAGCATGCCGCGGCGCTGGGCCTCGTTGAACAGGGTCTGGTCTGACAACGAGCCGCCGTCACGCATGCGCTGCAGCACACCCATGGTCTCGGCCGGAGCATAATCCGGGTCGAGATTCGGCTGGAGCTGCACGGTGCCGCCCTCGGCGCGGTTGTTCAGTGCGAGGGAGAAGTACGACAGGAACAGCACCAGGCTGTCCTGCAGGCCCTGGCACATCATCGCCAGTTTGCTGGTCTCCTTCGCCGATTCCTCGCCAGACTGCTTCGCCGTCATGACCTGGGTGGACTTCTCCACCAGCTTCGCACCGGCCTGCCTCATCTCCTCTTGCAGTGAGTCAAGCTGTTCCCGCGCGGTCTTGATGGCGGCGCCGGTGTGCTCGACGTACTTCATGTCGGCTTCCCGAGGCAACTTCACCGCGGAGCGCGCGCCGATGGCCAGCTCGTCGCCGGAGTCTACGCCAGTCATCACCAGGATCGGCACGCAGGCGACATCAACCAGACTGTCCAGAGAGGACTGGAGCCACCAGTGCTTCGCCACCAGGTGGGCGAGCTCGAGCAGCGGTGGCTTCGCCGTGAGGAATCCAGTGCGCGCGGTGTAATACGGCACCAAGGGAATGAAGCCGAGCGTGTTCGGCGTGTCCGACACCATCTCCCATCCATCCTTGCCCTCCTCGAACACGCGATGCCGGCGGGGCTCGATGACGCGGATCTGCTCAACGGATTCGTCGGTGAACTCGTCCACCTCCTCAACCCGGCACGTCCGGAAGCGGAACTGGGTCAGGCTGTCGACACCAGCAACCTTGCCGGTCTTCCATCCCAGCACCTGGCCAGGCTCGATCAGCACCCCGTAGGGCCTGAAGCCGGCCTGTTGCTCGGCCTGTCGTGTGTTCGGCAGATCCTCTGGCCGTTGCGGTATCTCGACCAGGGCGAACTTCAGGCCATACTCCAGCCCGCCGCGGAACCAGTCTTGGGCGAACACTTGCAGGTCACGTCCCTCCGTATCCACGTCGGTCAGCAGGTCGGCGATCTCCTGCTGCACGTCATCGCCGATCACGACCGGCTTCGCAAACACTCGCCCCACCATGGCGCCGACCGTTTCCTCGAACGCGGGGTGCAGCGTCGCCAGCTTCAGCCGCGCTTCATAGTCCTCCCTCGTCTCGAGCTGCCGCTTGGGCAGGTACGCCTCCCCCGCCTCGCGCATGGCCGAGGTGCCGCCCTTGATGCAATCGATCAGCTTCCAGTGCTCGCGCATCTCCTCGACAGCAGCGCAGCACTGGCAAACGGAATCGCTCATGGTCAGAACCTCAGGGTGGTAACAACGGCCGCAGGTCGCTCGACCGGGAATTCCTTGTGAATGAAGTAGCCCGCAGCATCGTTGGGGTGATCGATGTCGGCGGACTTGTCCGGCTCACCGTTGGTGCCCCACACCTGCTGCTCGAGGGCATCGGCGTAGGTCGGGCAGCGGTCGGGATTGACCCGATACCGCCGCTCGCCCTTGGCGTTGCAGAACATGGCGTTCATGGAGTTGATCCGGTCCTTGACCGGCGGGTTGGCGGCCGGAGCCGATACGACGAAGCCGGCCTGCTTGAGCAGCGCGATATCGGTCTCGCTGGCCCGGACGGACTTGCGAGAGTCGCCGGAGGCGTCGGGGTAGATCCTGATCTGGCGGGTCGGTCGGTAGTCACCGTCGGCGTACAGCCAGAACCGCTCCTTGATCTGGCGGATCATGTCCGGGGTGTCGTACCCGTTGACGATCTCGTCGACCGCATGCGGCAGGCCCAGGCGCTTCACATGCACCACGGCGGCCATCTTGCCGACGTTGAAGTCCATGCCCACGAACAGCGTTTCGCCGGGCTGTACGGTCTCCTGCGAGGCGTTGAGGGTGCGGTCGTAGGCGGTGTAGATCGTGCCCGACGTCAGGTTGACGAACTGGCCGCGCAGGTACGCCGCGATCAGTTGCGGCGGGTACGACTCCATCAGCGAATCGATGTAGTCGTCCGGCAGGTTCGCCTCGTTGTCGTAGGTGCTGGCCTGGACCAGTCCATACAGGTCCTGCAGGTGCGGCTTCTCGCGCAACTGCTTCACGAACTGCTGGAAGACGAACTTGAAGCCTTCCGGGGTGGTGGTGACGTCGACACGGTTGCGCAGGCCGTCCACCTTGTAGCGCATCCGCGCGATGATCTTGCGCCAGGCCTGCTGGGCCTTGACCAGCGACAGGACGTCGAGCTCGTCCACCAGGGACCGACCGACCTTGAAACCGACGATGGTCTGGGGCTTCTCCATGGAGCGGCAGATGATCGTCGTGCGGTAGGCGCTGCCGCTGTAGAGGTGAACCTCGTGGTTCGCCTGGTTGATCTTGGTGCGCAGGCCCCAGTCGAAAGCCACCTCCTCCATCGTCGGATAGAAGATGTCGCGGATCTGGGCGTAGGTCGGGGCGAAGTAGCCGGCGTTGATGCGCGGCCACTTCCAGGCGTGCTGGGCAAGGCCCGAGCAGCCCACCCACGTCTTGCCGGAGCCGAACCCCGCGACGAAGCCGCAGAACTTGTGCGGCAGGGCCAGGAACTTCGCCTGCGGCACGTTAAGCGTCGGCATCGCGCACCCTCGCGTCGATGATGGTCACCGCGACGCTGGTCGGCGGCGCATCGTCCTCGGGGTTCTCCAGCAGCTTCAGCTCGGCGCGTTTCTTCGCCACTTCCAGGCGCTTCAGCTCGATGTCCAGGGCGGCAGACTCGGTGCCGACATGCCGGCTCAGCAGCTCCAGGTTGCGTAGCTTGTCCGGCCACTTGACCTTGCGGAGCACGCCGGCGATGCGGCGGTCGTCTCCGCGGCCCTCGAACAACTCGGCGATCTCGATGCCGGACAGGAACTGGCGCCAGGCCTTGGGCCAGTCGCGGATAGACCGGAACGATCCGTCGTCCTCGAGGATGTCGAGTACGTCCATCTCGTCGATCTCGCGCAGGCGGCGGATCACATAGTCGGCTTCGACCTCGGTGCGCTTCGAGCGCTCGGCCATGGCGGCCTGGATGGCCTGGGCGACCTCCGGCCGCTGAAGCAGTTGATAGCCGATCTCCGTCGCCCGCCGGGTGCTGTAGCCGGCCCGAATCGCGGCCTGCGTCGCGTTGAGGTCTATCAGGTACTCGTCGACGAACAGGCGCTGTTTCTTGGTCAGCGCCATGGGTCACCTCAACTGAGCCTCAGGATGGGCGCGATGTTGCCCTTGTTGCGGTAGACCAGCACCAGCAGCACCAGCAGGACCGCCAGCAGGTAGGGCGATATCGGCGTTGCGTGACGCGCCATCAGCACGGCCAGGCTGATCGACAGCGCCTGCATGCCGGTCCCAGCGGCGAGGATGTACGCGCAGAGCGAGACGCCGAACCGGTACGTGGCACCGTGGCGCTGGTACGTGAAGATGCGGCAACTGATAGCGCCGCAGACGGCCGCAGCCGTCAGGGTCACCAGATCAACCATCTTTCCGGCCTCCGATCATGCCGACGATGCGCTGCAGAACGATCTGGAGCCATGCCGGCGCGCGGCCACCAATCATCCAGTCGAGCACGCCGATCAGGATCGTGACGATCAGCGCGGCGGTGACCAGTGCGGGCAGCCCGGAGAACTGGGTCGCGCCCCGCCCGACAGCCTCTGTGGCGGCGTAGTAGCCGCCGACCCAGGACGCCAGCAGGTAGCCGAGGCGCCTGGCCATGGTCAGGTCGTGGGCCCAGAGCACGAACAACAACGCTCCGGCAAAGCCGCCGATCACCGCATTAACGTCAACACCGGGGATGATCGCTGTGGCAGTGAGCCCGACGGCGCCGGCTGCTGCTACTGCTCCGCTGCTCGTCGGTTCAGCCATAGGGATACTCCAGATGAAGAAAGGCCCGCACATACGTCGGGCCCTTTGAGTAAGTGCCGGGCGAACCCGGCTGATGTGCTTGAGCAACGTCATCCCGACGGTGCGGCACGGTTGAGCAACGCCTCCCGGCGTGGCGTGATCTTCAGCCCTGTTCAGGCCCCTTCGGTTGGCTCACCGCTGGCGACGCACTGACGGTGACCGAGCCTTGGTAGAGCGTGCGCAGTTCAGCAACGTAGACCGGCTGCTTCGGCGAGGCCTCGACCATCGCCTGGGCCCGAGCGTTCGCCTCATCCTCGGTGTCGAACTGCGTCTGCAGCGGGCTGGTCGGGAAGGGCTGGGGGATAACGACGAACGGCATGAGACTGCCCTCCTGAAATACAACATTTATGTTGCATAACAACAAAAATGTTGTATTCTTGCTTCAACGATTCAGACGAGATGAGGTGATGAAGTTCAGCGAATTCCGACGCTGGCTGAGGGCACAAGGCGTGTCCTTCGAAGCTGGCAAGGGCAGTCACTTCAAGGTGACCGCCCCGAACGGTAAGACAACGACCTTCGCAGATCACGGCGCCAAGGAAATGCCGGAGCCGACACGCAAGGCGATCATCAAGCAACTGGGGCTCTGAGAGCCCCCCTGCTGAACGCAGTCACCCAGAGGGGACACCATGTACAACTTCGCAATCCGTTTCGAGCAGGACGACAGCGCTCCTGGCGTTGCCGTTTTCTGTCGAGACCTTCCAGAACTGAACAGCTATGGAGACACCGTCGAGCACGCGCTCAGCGAGGCCGTTGATGCCATCGAAACCACATTGTCGCTATACGTTGATCAACGCCGATCAATTCCAGTGGCTAGCGCTCCAGAGCCAGAAGAGCATGTCGTACATCTTCCGGCTGTGACCGTCGCAAAGATCGCTCTATGGAATGAGATGATGAGGCGAGGCATGAGGAAGGCAGATCTATGCCGGGTGCTTGGTATCGCCCAAGTGCAGGGAGATCGTCTTGTCGACTTCTTGCATACATCGAAAATGGAGCAGGTCGAAAGCGCACTGGCCGCACTTGAAATGCGCCTTGTGATTTGCGCCGAGCCAGTCAAGCAACCGAAGCAGTGCAAGGGCGCAGGGTGTATTCGAGATCGGCGACTCGTTAAAGCACGCCGCCTGCTGCGCGCCCGGCTCCTTGAACTAACAGAATCTAGCGGCGCGTTCACGCGCGCTCCCAAAATCAAAAAGCCCGGCATCTGACCGGGCTTTTTTTATTTTCGCCATCCAACAGCAGCTTTGGGCGGATTGACGACACAATGGCAAAACGATACCCAAATGCTCGCCAAATCGTCAAGCGACCCGTTTCAGGCGCTCCCGCTGGGTCCAATAGGCCGCCACGCGGTCATGGTAGCGCTGATGGACACTGGGGCATTCCAGGATGTCCTCGCCCCACTCCTCCCGGTATGCCTCCCCGTACCGCTTCATCCTCGCCGCCCACCGCGCCAGCTCCTGGTCCGACATCCCCCGCAGACGTTCAGCCAGGCGCTGCTGGTGATGCTCCCGGCGCTCGGCGTAGGCCTCGGCCCGCTGCACCGCCACCACATCGCGGTCGACCTGGTGCCAGCGCCAGCCCGGCCCTTTCCGCAGGCCGCACTGCTTCGCCACCACCTCGGCGACCGGCCTCAGCGCCTGGGCATCCAGCTTGTCGACGTGGCGCGCCAGCCGCTCCCAGGTACTGGCGTAATCCCGCGCCCAATGGCTGGGGTCGATCCGACAGCCGAGGCGCTCCTCGATGAACAGGCAGACCTCGCCTGGGCGCAGTGTGTCGCGGCCATTGACGGCGCGCTTGTGCGAGTTGATCGCCGCCAGCGCCATCCAGTAAGCCCGCTCGCCCTGGCGCTGGGTCAGTTGGCCGAGGCCGGCGCCGATCCAGACCAGGCCGTGAGCGATCGCCACGTCGTCACCGGTGGCCAGCGGCGAATACAGCGTGTGGCCGAAGTGCTGCAGCGGCTTCGGCAGCGAGCGGATGGCAGCCTGCACCAGACCCGCGGCCAGCATGTGAGCGCTACGCCCGTTGGTGTCCTTGCGGTCGGGGTGCGTCTCGTTGGCCACCCGCCCCTTCTTGCCCAGCGCGGCCTTGTCGGCCGCCACCGCCAGCACTGAGCTCCGACTCTCGTAGAAGGCGTCGTGCCAAGCCTGGCGCGCGCTGATCAGTCTCATTTCGACTCTCCCCTGTAGTTTCCTGTAGTCACTGCTCGCCCTCGAGGAGAGGGACGACTTTCACTCGCACGCCCGGCGTTTCGCCGTAGCGCTTCCCCACCACCGCCTTCACGACCTGGACGTCGTCCTTCCAGACAACGCCGTTCAGGCCGTCGTAGATCGCTTTGATCACGTTGTCCATATCGGGCTTCTTGGTGGGGTACAGGCCGCCGGCCAGCGCCAGCGACTTCCGCTTTTTCGACATCGATTGAGGGATGCTGAGCGCGATGTCGAGCTCGACCAGCACCGGGCCCTCGAACAGCGCGCGACCTGCCATGGCCTGCTGTCCGCTGTGCGCGATCAACCCCTCGTAGTTCGCCGTCTTCGCCGGCGTGAACATCCTGGCGTGGGCGCCGACACGACCGATACGCGGTCTCCCCTTCCCCACCGGCTCGCCAGGTACGGTGAACATCACTGGACGGAGGTCAGCCATTGGCGCGCCCTCCCTTCATCTCGCGGTAGCGCTCCGCCATGCTGGTGACCTTCGGCGCCTGCTGAGGCTCGTCAAAATCGAACTCGTCCAGCGCGCCCGGAGCGAGCTGCTCGAATCGCGAGTACTTACCCAGGAACGCGCACCGGACAGTGCTTGGCTCGCCGTTGCGGTGCTTCGCGATGATCAACTCAGCCACGCCGCGGTACTGGGTGTCCGGGTGATAGACCTCGTCTCGGTACACGAACATGATCACGTCGGCGTCCTGCTCGATCGCGCCGGACTCCCGGAGGTCGGACATCATCGGACGCTTGTTCGGCCGCTGCTCCAGCGATCGGTTGAGCTGCGACAGGACGATCACGGGGATACCAAGCTCCATCGCCAGCAGCTTGCACTGGCGGGACATGTCGCTGACGTCCTCGGTGCGAGTGGACTTGCCGGAGCTCTCCAGGAGTTGCAGGTAGTCCACCACCAGCAGGCTCAACCCATGGCGCTGCTTGTGACGCCGGGCCAGGGCCCGCAGTCGAGCGGCGTTCAGCCCGGGGCGATCGGCCATGTACAACTTCGAGCGCTTGACCTTCAGCGAGGCAGATCCCAGCTCGGCACCATGGCTGGACGGTGCGGAGCCGTCCTTGATCGCGGTGAGCGGGATCCGACCGAGCGATGCCAGGATGCGATCCATCAGCCCGCCGTTGGTCATCTCCAGCGAGACCACCAGGGCCGGGTCACCCAGGTCGCAGGCGACGTGCTCGGCGATGTTGATCGCCAGCGCGGTCTTGCCCATTGCAGGACGGCCAGCAATCACGACCATGTCGCCAGGCTTCAGGCCCATGAGCTTCTGGTCCAGGTCGCCGATGCCGGTTTCCAGACCATCCAGCTTCCCGCCGAGGTCGGAGCGGCGCTGCAACTCCTCGATGTGGTCGGTCAGCACGTCAGCGGCATGGCGCACCTCGTGCGTCGAGGTCTTCGAGTCCAGCGCCATGACCATCGCCTGGGCGGCGCCGACCTTGTCGGCCTGGGCGGCCTCGCTGAGCGCCAACTCGTGAAGTCTGTCCCCCGCAGCCGCCAGAGCTCGGTCAACCGCTCGCTCCCGAACGATCCGCGAGTAGGTTCCGGCGTTCGCCACGCTGGGAGTGTTCTGGATGATCTGGCCGATGTAGGCCAGCCCGGTGATCACCCCGTCAGTGGTTTGGACCTGGTACCGGTCGCCCAGGAATTCACCGACGGTCACGATGTCTGCCGGCTGGCTGTCGCTGTGTAGAGCCAGGATGGCGCGATACAGGTCGCCGTTCTCTGGCCAGTAGAAATCCTCCGGGGTCAGCTCTGCCGACAGCACGTCGATCAACTCGTTGCGCAGGAGCATGGCACCCAGAACGCCATGCTCGGCTTCCAGGCTGAACGGGTCACGCATGGTAATTTCCCTCGACGATCTTCACGAAGTTCGACGGCGCGATGATCCAGTCGAACGTGGCGCGGAATGGCTTCGCACCGTTGCGACCGGGGACATTGCCCATCAGGAACGGGGAGGCCTTGACGGTTTCGAAGAGCTCTCGCCAGAAGTCCAGCGAGCGGTGGGCTTCGTGCTCCCTCCATCGGGCTTGCAGGTGGCGCCGTCGGGTGTCGTTCAGCAGGGCAACTGCTGGGAGCTCTGGCAGCACCTGGTGGTACAGGTCTGCAATGGCCTGTGCCGGGCACGGTTTGATTCCGTGGTGGTGGCCGTTCAGGCTCTCGGGTTGCTCAGGTTCGAACAGGTCTTCGTCGGTCGACGGTGCTGGTTGGCGCGAAGCGTCAACGAGTCCTACGTCAGTAGGACTTAGCTCTTGATCTTTAATCCCTGTCCCTGTCCCTGTCCCTGTCTTAGCCGTGTCAGGTACGTGACCTGTCACAGTGACAGGTTCGTGACTTGTCACAGGTTTAACGATCTTCTCGAAGCGTGACCTGAGCTCTGACGTGTGGGTGTTCCAGGGCAGGACGATCCCAACTGCACGGAGCGCATCGAACATCCGCTTGCGGTCCTCGCGCTCCTTCTGCTTCCGGGCTTTTTCGTTGTCCTTGGCCTCGCGATACTCGACGCGCTCGGCCCAGGCCTCCAAGGCTTTATCGGCCACGACGGGGTGGTAAAGACGGCCATCAGAGCACTCGATAAAGCCCCTCAAGGCGCCCTCACGTACCTTGCGCCAGCCCTTGATATCGCCTCGGCCATACCCGGCATAGGTAGCAAGAGCTGTGTCGGAATTTGGTAGGGAACCGGCTGGAACCTGTCCCCAAGATGCGCACCACAGCAGGACTGCGGCGCGAAATTCGTCGCCGGTAGCCTCGATGGCTAGGTCGCTATCGCGCAGCCTGGCAACGTCCAGCGGCATAAATGTCAGCCCGCGCAGGTCAACTTCCTGCGGGACCAGTGGCTCAGGGAGCGACATGGAAGGCCTCCTTCGGCCTGCGTAACGATGCCCGGAGATGCGCAAGGCACTCCCGGCGAGCTTTCTCTTTCGCGATATGGCTGTAGCTCTGCTTGATCTGCTGGGCGGCCTGCAGAGCCATCTGCTGGTGAAACTCGACGCTTCCCGCCGGAACTGGTACAGCTCTACCGAGCCCGCTCAGCACGCAATCGAGTACCTCGGTGACCGGGCGAGCGTCCGGGCCACGGAACTCTTCGCCGTCCGGCTGGCCAATCTGGAAGGACGGCACGGCTACCCCTGAACAAGGCGCGGCCGGCGCATCTGGTCGATCATCCGCAGCGCCTCATCTGTCGCCGCCCTGGATTCGGAGAGCTCCCGGTGGGCCTCCTGCAGTTCCTGGTCATCAGCGCCGTCGACGAGGTTGGCCACGGCCTGCTGCGCCTCACCGTTCTCCTTGATGAGTGTCCGGAGCATGCAGAGCACCTCCGGCCGCTGGCCAGCATCGCCGCCGATCAAGCGCACCGACACGCCCAGCGGCGTCAGGATGTCGCCCAGGGCCTGGACCTTCAGGTCAGTCGGCAGCGCCGCGAGGATGCTGGGAACGAAGTTCGCCGGCACCAGGTTGGTGTCCTTGGTTCCGTCGTCGAGCCAGCGGAACACGCGGTCAGCGTTGACCTTCATCCGCTCGGTTGTATCGCGCGTCGGCGGGTCGAAGACGATGCCAGTGACCAGCGCCCCCTGGATGCGTTCGTGCGCCTCCACGATGTGCTGGACGACGGTCTCGCGGCTCCACCCCTCTCGGCGGCGCCATTGGTTCACCACGCCGAGCAGCGTGGAAATCAGGGTGTGCGATTCGGTTCGCATGACGTGGCGGCTCCTGGCCAGTAAGGTGTGCTCAGGCAGCCGCACCCCATGGGAACGACGGGCAAAGTTCACTTCGAAGGACCCGACCTGCGGTGAGCGCCTCAATCTCAACTGCGCGCTTCGCCGGGATTGGTCGAACGCCTGAACACCATTGACTTACGGTGGGTGCTCTCACATTGAGCTTTCGCGCCAACTCGGCCCTACTGCCCAACAGCTCGGCGGCCTGGCGCACTGCTTCTGCTGGAGTCATGTCTCTTCTCCGGGGAATGTTGGAGAAAAGAGTAAGGCATTAGCTAATCACGGGCAAGCCATTGCCTAACCACACCACAACTGACGTTAAATTAGGCAATGCTTACCGGACCCCAACTCGGCGCCGCTATTGAGGCCGCCAGACTCGCCAAAAACATGTCGAAAAAGGCTCTCGCAGAGCAGTTCGGCGTGAAGCCCCCTTCTGTCCAGGGATGGATCAACACCGGCAGGATCGATAAAGCGAAGCTGATCGAATTGATATCGTTCTTCTCAGGCGTCGTTGGCGCAGAACACTGGGGATTGAGCGAAAAGGAGGCGGAGCTTATTACGCCGAGTAGCCCACCTGGGCAGGATCCTGGCTCATCGGCCGCGGAAAAGGTGATGGAGATGCTCCAGCGCCACGGTAAAGGGCTGAGCGGCGAAGCTAAGGCGAAAATCGTGCAGGCAGTAGCCGAGTCTCTTGATGGCGATCAATCAACGACATCGAACGTGATTCGCGCAGATTTCTCACGGCCAGGATTAGTTGGCGATGAGATCAGTATCGCGCGCTACGATATCCGCGGCGCCATGGGTGGCGGCCAAGTGCCGGCCGACTACGCGGAAATGCTCCGCGACGTGAAGGTTAGCCAGCAGCACCTGCGCGAACTGGGCGTCACCTACGATGATCCAAACCACCTCAAGATGGTGCACGGCTGGGGCCAGTCCATGGAGCCCACGATCAAGCACCGCGATCCTCTGATCGTCGATATCAGCATCCAGCAGTTCACCGGCGACGGGATCTACCTATTCACTTGGCAGGGGCATCTCTACATCAAGCGCCTGCAGGTCCAAGATGCCGATCACTTCGAGATGATCTCAGACAACAATAAGCACAAGGACCGGGTCATCCGCGCAGATGAGACCTATATACATGCCCGCGTACTTTTAGTTTGGAATGCCCAGCTACTTTAATCCAACACGCTGAAATAATAATCTCAAAGGAATGCTATGACACAGCTAGGGAACGAATTCGGTGAAATCCGCAACTCTACGATTACAAAACTAGAGGACAAAGTTAGAAAGCAGGACTACGGCCAATATCTCTATAAAGTAAGCATTCATAAAATTCGTGGCTTCATCGGTGAAGATATTACTTTTGACTTCCCGGTAACCGCATTGGTCGGACCAAACGGTAGCGGAAAGTCTTCCGTTATGGGTACAGCAGGATGCGCATACAAGGTAATCAAGCCAAGCCTATTCTTTCCTAAGAGTGTAATTGGCGACGAGAGCATGTCTGGCTGGCGAGCAGAATATGAGATGATTGATCGCAGGTTAAGTCAGCGTCAATCCATACGGAGAAGCAGCAGCTTCAGACGCTCCAAATGGGTACGCGGAGATGTTGTCGATCGACCAGTGCTTTTTTTCGGCATCGAAAGAACTGTGCCAGCCGGCGAAAAGCCGAAGTACAAGAAGCTAATTCGGTCGACTTACAAATACAAAGGTTCGATTACTGCTCTCGGCACCCCTATTGCCAAACAAGTCGAGCATATACTTGGCAAACAAGTTATAGATTTCAAAGTAGCAGACCTTGGGCATGAAGGAGATTTTTTTGTCGGAAAGACTGGGAATTCTAGTTATTCAGAGTTCCACTTTGGAGCCGGTGAATCTTCCATCATACGAATGGTCTCCGGGATCGAGAGTGCTCCCGAGGGCAGTCTGATCCTGATAGAAGAAATTGAGAATGGCCTCCATCCGGTTGCAGCTCGTCGAATGGTCGAGTACCTCATAGATGTAGCTGAGCGTAAGAAGGTACAAGTGATTTTCACCACCCATAGCGACTACGCTCTCCAACCTCTTCCCGACATAGCTATATGGGCTTGCATTGATGGTAGGCTACGCCAAGGAAAACTCAGCATTGAGTCCCTACGAGCAATATCTGGTCGTGTCGATAAGAAGCTAGCGATATTTGTAGAGGATGAATTTGCCAAATGCTGGGTTGACTGCATTCTTCGAGAGTATGCGGGCACGACTTACGATCAAGTAGAGCTTCATGCTCTTTCTGGAGACGGAAACGCTGTATCGACGCATCGCCATCATGGAAGAAATCCTGCTATGCGCTTTAGATCAATGTGCGTTATCGATGGAGACTCAAAGCAGCAAGAGTCCATAGAAGAATCAATCCTCCGACTCCCAGGTGATCAACCTGAGTTAACCATATTTTCTTCCGTGAAAGATGCACTTGATCAAGAGCTCGCCATACTCACAGTCTCTTGCCATCGGCAGCCCGGATCGCAAGACATGGTCAGAAAAGCTATTGAAAAGGTTTCCGCATTGAATAGGGACCCGCACACTATATTCAATAGCTTAGGAATTGAAATTGGATTTGTTCCCGAGAGTATTGTTCGAAGCGCATTTCTTAGCATTTGGGCTCGTCGGAATGAGGAGTATTGCCAAAAATTTGCGCGCACAGTGCAAGAACTAATCAACAGCCAAGGCCGGCAATGATCCTGGCGGGATGTGCAGTTCCCGCCAGAGCGACCCCGCTCACGCCCTGACTGTTGAACTGGCAGCCAATATCCCAGCAGCAAGACCGTATTGATAGATGCGGTCTTGCTTCTTTTATGGGTACGCATCGTTAGAACGGCGCAGACTCCTCATGTAGGCGCCCCACCACCATCTCATCGATGTATGCCTCCTCCCCGCCGACGCCCTCCTCCTCTGAAGGCTGCCACATCAGCAGTACAGTCCCGTCCTCGTTCCGCGTCATCTCCAAGCCTTCCGTCGCGGCCAACTCCTCCAGCACCTGCTGCCAGGCCTCTTCCGAGTCCCCCTGCGCCTTCCAGATTGACGCCCGGCGCTCCGCCTGAGCCCAAGGGCTACTGATCATCGCTGATACCCGTAGGCGCACCTTCTCCACTGGCGAGACCTGCCCTTTCCCTTGGTTGTTCTTCTGCACAGCTATCCTCCAAATACTGTTTATTCATACAGTATTTTCTGTTGAAAAAATCTGCAAGCCCGCCTCGCTTACCCATAGATAGTTAGTGCGCAAACTTAAAAATTAGGCATTGGCTATTTACAAAGATTAGGCATTGGCTTACTTTTCTCTCAACGCCAGCAACACACCGCCGGCCAGGCCACCGAGCCGACCGCTCTTTAACAACCCGCGCCATGAACGACTACCCGGCACCGCCGGTTAGGTCAGCCCGAGCTGTCTCCTGGCGGGCGAAAGAAATCCAGGGGAAACAACCAAGCCTGCCTCTACGGCGACCGGCGATCCGACAGGCCCGAAAGCCTGCCAACGCGCAGACCACTGCGACGGCGGACGAAGCGAAATGCTGAACCGAGCGAATGACCCGTATGCAGGTGCGGAGAAATACCGATTTCACTGGCTGGCCCTCCACCGAGGGCCAGACGGGAAGTCAACACGCCCTGGAGAGCAAGGCCATGACCGTACAACCGCATAACGCGCAATACGCAAACCTGATTGCGGAGCGCGACGCCTACAAGCTGGCAATGCGCATGCTGGATAGCTGCAACTGGCTGGACAGTGACCCGGCTGACTCCGAGGAGTTGAAGGAGGCCAAGAAAGCGGCGCGCGCTGCATTGCACGAGTTCAACGACTAACCCGCCGTCCCGGTTCGCCGGGGCATCACCGAGGGCAAGACGATGGCAACTGAACAGATTCTGGACATTGACCGCAACCCGCTGGAAGTCGGCGCCATGTACTGCTGCGTCAACCTGATGCTGGCCGCTGACGGCCGGGAAATCTGCCGCGACTACGGCGCGCTTGTTCGCTACGTCGGCGTCACTTCTGGCGAGTACAAGCGCCACGTCTTCGCCGATGCGGACACCTGGGAAGAAACCCGCGTGTACGCCGACCAACTGCTGAAGCAGCAGGCGCCGGCAATCGATCCAGCAACCCAAGGCTGGGCCGACCTATAACCCGCCGCCCTGCCGGTAGCAGGGCATCACCAGCCCCACCGAACTCTATCCGGAGACACCCGATGAAGCGAAACGCCAACCCGGCGGCGACCGTTGCTGCCTGGAATTCCGCATACCCCGCCGGCACCGAGGTCGACTACCGGTTCCATCGACATGCCACACCGAAGCGCACCCGGACGACAACCGAAGCCCAGGTGCTCGGCGGACACACCGCTGTCGTCTGGCTTGCCGGCGTGCCCGGTTGCGTTGCCCTTTCCCACTGCGAGCCGGCCTGAGTCCGCGCGCCCAGCATCCTGAACGGAGTCACACCGTGCTGATCCTGACCAGAAGACCCGGCGAAACCCTGCATATCGGCGACAACATCACCGTCACGGTCCTCGGCAGCCAAGGCGACCAGGTGCGCCTCGGCATCACCGCCCCGGACGACGTCGCCATCCACCGCTCCGAGATCTACCAGCAGATCGGCAACGTCCGACCGGTGCCGCCGGCGGAACTGGTCGAAGCCTGGAACCGAGAGCACCCGGCGCCAGCGCTGATCGAGTACCGGCCGTACCGGGGGGCCGAACCACAGCGCACCCGCACCGTCGGCCGGGCCAGCGTGTCGCTTGGCGGCGCGGCGGTTATCTGGATCGAAGGCCAGTCGGCGCCGGTGGCGTTGCGGGCCTGCACCGCGATCTCCTGACTTCGGCGCCTGGCCCATTGCCGGGCGTTTAACCCACGGCGAGCGCCCGCCGGTCCAACGGCGCGTACAACGGAGGACCTCACCATGTAGCCCAGCCTCAATCGGCAGATCACCAACATGCGGTCGAGCCTGTACCCAACCGCTTTCACATAAGGCGGTGCATGTAAGTGGAGACAGGGCGCTTGGCGGCGCCCTTCTCTTTCCTGCTCCTGGCACGGCCAGGGCGCAGCGGGGAGTGATTTGAGGCGTGGAAGCTGGGAGCCGAAAGCTCCCTGGAGACACGCGGGAAGCGCGGGAACAAGCGCGCACGTGGGCGGCCATGGCCGATGAAGTTCCGGGCATCAGCACAGTCACCGCAGCAGCGGCAAACACCCGAGAAGCGCACTGATGCCAGAGCCGGAGTCGCGACCGGCCAGATCACTCCCCGCTGCGCATGCAGCGTTCCCCATCTTCGCCCGGCTCCGGCCGGGCTTTTTTCAACCTCCATTCGAGAGCACCCACCACGGCGCCCCACCGGGCACGACTGCCGTGTGCCTGGGTGCTGCCGAATGCAGGTGAACCACGGAGAGCATCCCGATGTGGACATACCGCGAGCGCCGCAACCGCGCGGCTTTCAGCAACGCGCAACTCGCTTACGACCGTGCCGTCGACCCGCTCTGGGAACAGCCGGAGCCGGAACCGGAGCACGAGGACGAAGAGCAGGAGGACGACGATGGCCTTCAGCAATGAACGCGCGGTTCGGATGATTGAGGAAGGCATCACGGCCATGCGCCGGTCCCACTTTCCGCGCCCCGAACAGAGCTTCCTCCACGGCCAGATCGAACTGGCCTACGCAGTGGACTTCATCGACACCCGCCTCTACGACGACATGCGCCGCCGGCTCGACGCCGCAGCGGATTCGCGCTGGGCAGAACTCAGGAGCACGAACACATGACCACCCGCCCCGTTCGCTCGATCATCGACGACCTGGTGATGCCGGCCGGCGCCGATATCGCCGCTGTGCTCGGCCTGCCGCGCGAGACCCTGGTGGTGAACCTGCCGCATCGCATGGCGCTGACCATCAAGCGCGGCCGGAAGTGCCTGGGGGTGCGCCGTGAACGCGAAGCGTAAAGCCACCCTCCTCGGCGCCCTGGCCATGACCGCCTTCTACATCCTGCTCATCTTCGCCCCTGCCTGGGGCGGCCTGATCACCGCCGAACAACCCGCCACGGCACCCATCGCCGGGAAGTGAGCCAACCATGCAAACCATCACCGTGCGCGCCTCGTCCTGGGGTGCGCTGTTCGACTGCGCGTTCCGCTGGGAAGGCGTACACATCCTGAAGATGCGTAGCCCTTCATCCCCCCGGGCGCTGCTCGGTACCGCGATCCACGCCAGCACCGCCGCGTTCGATGCGGCACGGGTGAACGGCGAGCCGATCAGCGCCTACGACGCCTCGGAACTGCTGGTGCACACGCTGCAGCAGCCGGAGTTCGAGGTCGACTGGCGCGGCTCCGACATCAGCCCGCGCGAAGCCGAGTCCACCGGACTGACGCTGCACACGAAGTACTGCAACGACATCAGTCCGCACTTTGACTTCGTCGCCGTCGAGTTGACGACTAAGCCGATGGAGATCGACTGCGGTGGCGGCATCCTTGTCCGCCTGACCGGCCAACTCGACCGGGCCCGCATCAAGCGCGATAGCCACGGCGTCGGCATCGCCGACGTGAAGACCGGCGGCGCCGCGGTGAGCCAGGGCGTGGCCAAGACCAAGGGCCACAAAGCCCAGATCGGCACCTACGAACTGCTCTACGAGCACACCACCGGCGATGCGATCACCGCGCCGGCCGAGATCATCGGCCTGAAGACCAAGGGCAAGCCCGAGGCGGCGGTCGGCGAGATCGTCGGCGCGCGCCAGGTGATGGCCGGCACCGACGAGCATCCCGGCCTGATCAAGTTCGCCGCCGACATGTTCCGCTCCGGCCTCTTCCCCCCGAACCCGCAAAGCCCACTTTGCAGCCCGAAGTACTGTCCGCGCTGGCGGACCTGCCCTTACCACGAATGACCGGAGACACCATGAGCCAGACAACCACCCTCGAAACCCTGCAGACGCAAGCCGTGGCTCCGCGTCAGCGCGACAAGGCACCTGTCGCTATGTCGTTCTTCAACATGGACGGCTTCGAGCTGATGCAGCGCATCGCCAAGGCCTTCAGCCAGGCCGACCTGGTGCCCAAGCAGTACCAAGGCAACCTGCCCAACTGCATGATTGCGCTGGACATGGCCCAGCGCATGGGCGCGAACCCGCTAATGGTCATGCAGAACCTCTACATCGTGCATGGCACCCCGGGCTGGTCGAGTAAGTTTCTGATCGCCACGGTGAACACCTGCGGTCGCTTCTCCTCAATGCGCTACGAGTGGAAAGGCGAGCCAGGCAGTTCCGACTACGGCTGCCGGGCTTGGGCGATTGAGAAGTCCACCAGCGAACGCCTCGACGGCATCTGGGTCACCTGGAAAATGGTGAACGACGAAGGCTGGGCAGCGAAGAACGGCAGCAAGTGGAAGACGATGCCGGACCAGATGTTCATCTACCGCGCCGCCGCATTCTGGCAGCGCGCCTATGCGCCGGACCTCGGCATGGGCCTGCAGACCGCAGAAGAACTGCAGGACGTCATCGACGCCAAACGCGACGCCGACGGCTCGTTCACGGTCGACCTCGACGTGCTGCGGCGCCAGCAGGAGGTCACCGACAAGGCGCCGGGCGCGGGCCAGCAGGCTCTGGAACACGAACCCGGAGAAGTGATCGACACCGTCAGTGGCGAGATCACCAAGTCGGCTCAGCGCCAGCCCGCCGATCAGCAGCCGGACACCGGCACCGACGAGCTCAATCTCGAGTAACCGGCCATGCCCAGCCGAACCGTCGAAGAGCAGTTCGACCGTGTCGAGGAGTTCAACAGCCTCCTCGGCGCGGCGGAGCTGAATGCCGCCACCACCTGGGAAGAAGAGTTCACCGCCGACCTGCGCGCCAACTTCCAGCGCTACGGCCCGCGGATGTTCCTCAGTGAGTCCCAGCACACCACCCTCGAACGCATCGCCAACCAGTAGGAACAGCAGCCAATGACAGCCCAAACCGCCGCAACTATCGCTCAAGACCTCGTAGAAGAGTTCGACGAGGAACAGCCCGCCACCGTAGTTTCCCTCGCTGCCGAAACGCTCGGCCGCGACCTGCTCCAGGCCCTGCTGCAGGAGGTCCGCGTCCTGCCGGATGTCTGGCCGAAGCTGACCGAAAAGAAACAAGCCGACGTCATCGACCGCCTGCGCAGCACCGTAGAGCGCACCGTGAAGTATGCGGTCAAGCTGATTTCCGCCGGCGAGCGCCCGGCCATCGGCGGCATCCTGGAGTCGGTGGCGATCAAAGAAGGCATCAAGGCGACCTTCAAGGTCAGCCAGTTCGACCCGCTGCGTCACGACCTAATCGACCGTGCCGGCAAGGTCTGCATGCTGGTGGTGGCCGACGCTGAGGAGTACCTGCAGGGCATGGACACCGTCGTACCCGATCCCGACCAGAGCGCCCTGGCCCTGGACGAAAGCGACGATGGCGACGACGCCGGCGGCACTGGCGCGCAGGACCCGCTCTACATTGAAGCAGTCAGCCATGTCATCGACACGCGCCGGGTCAGCATCAGCGGGCTCCAGCGCTACCTGAAAATCGGCTACAACCGCGCCGCGCGCATCGTCGAGGAAATGGAAGCCGCCGGCGTTGTATCGGCACCGAACTCCAACGGCGAGCGCGAGGTGATCCTGCAATCGCCGCCGGAACCGGAAAAAGACCCGCTGAGCAGCGCCGCCGAGCCTGGCGCCACAACCTACGGCGGCCACACCATCGACGACATCACCGTCCTGGTGCTGCGCAAAGACGAGATCACCCCGGGCTGGCTGCAGTCGCGCTTCGCGCTGAGCACCGACGAGTCCTTGGCTGTCGCCCTGAAGCTGCTCGACGACGGTGTGATCACGCTCGCCACCGAAGGCGAATCGCCCGACCTCAACACCTACCGCGTCGCCGTTGCCACCAAGGCCCCGGCCGAAGAGCCCATCACCCTGGAGTGAGCCATGCGCATCACGAAACTCGAAATCACCAACTTCCAAGGGCTGCGTCATGCGGCCCTTGATGTTTCTGCGCCGGTGCTCCTGGTGGCCGGCCACAACGGCGCCGGCAAGAGTTCGCTGATCGACGCCATCAGCCACGCCTTCACCGGTAAGCCCGGCCGCGTTGCGCAGAAGCAGCATATCGGCCAACTGATCACCGAGGGCGCCAAGAAAGGGGAGGCCCGCGTCGAGTGGCTGGACGATGCCGGCGAGGTGCAGGCCTGCGGGGTCGCGCTGCCCAGCGGCAAAGGCTCCCCGCTCGCCGACTCGCCGTTCCTGCCGTTCGTGCTCGACGCCAGCCGCTTCGCCGCTCTGGACGCCAAAGATCGCCGCCGGGTTCTGTTCGACCTGACCGGCGCCAGCGCCAGCCCGGTCGAGGTCGGCAAGCGCCTGAAGGCCAAGGGCATCGACGTGGCGCTGTTCGAGAAGGTGAAGCCCCTGCTCCGCTCCGGGTTCCCGGCCGCCGTCGAACAGGCCAAGGCCTACGCCAGCGAAGCGCGCGGCGCCTGGAAAGCGGTCACCGGCGAGAACTACGGCAGCGAGAAGGCGAACGGGTGGGAGCCGGAGGCGCCGCCGGTCATCGTCAGCGAGGAGGAACTGGAATCGGCGCGCGCGGAACTGCGAGCCACCGCCCAGGACCTGGACGAGGCCCAGCAGACCCTGGGCTCCAGCAAGCGCGCCCACGCCGACGCCCAGGCGCGGGCCAGCCGCATCACCGCTCTGCGCGAAACCGCAGCGCTGGCCGACCGCCGGCGCAACAAGCTGGCAACCGACGAGGCCAATCAGGACGAATGGTCGGAAAAGGTGATGGCAGCCGAGGCCGCCGCCAGCGGCGAGCCCGCCCACCAGCCGCTGACCTGCCCTCATTGCCAGGGCGCCGTGGACCTGCAGGCCGGCCAGTTGGTCGCGCACCAGCCACCGGCGAAGGTTGCCGATCCCGAGGCGGCGAAACGCCTGGAGGAGTACCGCGGGTATCTTGCCAGCGCTCAGCGGGCCGTCGCCAACAGCCGGCGGGACCTGAAGGAGAGCGAAGACGCCGCCGCGCAGGCCGCCGCCCTGGAAGCCGAAACCGCCCAGGCGCCCAGCGCCGAGGCGATCGCCAACGGCGAACAAGCGATCAACGAACTGCGCCAGGCGCGTGACCGGCAGCAGGCCAAGGTGCAGTCGCTGCAGGAAGCGTTCAATGCTGCCGCCCAGCGCCAGGACGTCATCAAGCAGGCCGCCGGATTCCACGCCGAGGTCTGCGCCTGGAGCGCCCTGGCCGATGCCCTATCGCCCGCGGGCATCCCAGCGGAGATCCTGGCCGATGCGATCGGACCGGTGAACGAGCTGCTGCAGCGCCTATCCGGCACCGCCGGCTGGTCACCGGTACAGATCAGCGCCGACATCGATGTCACGTTCGGCGGTCGACTGTACGGCCTGCTGTCCGAGTCCGAACGCTGGCGGTGCGACGCGACGCTGGCCCTGACCATCGCGACGATCTCCGGCCTGCGCCTGGCGTTGCTGGATCGCTTCGACGTGCTGGATATCCCTGCTCGCACTCAGCAGGCGATGAAGCTGTTCCAGAGCCTGGCCGCCGGCGGCGAGATCGACACGCTGATCGTCGCCGGCACGCTCAAGGAACCGATGGCGAAGACGCCGGCCTGGCTACAAGCGGTCTGGATCGACGCCGGGCAACTCGCCGACCAGCAGCAACAGGCTGCTGCCTGACCCTCGATACAGCGCCCCACCCGGGGCGCTTTCTCTCCCAGCAAGCACGCACCGGACGCCGCCCTGTGGGCGATTCAACCATGCCTCGTGGGCCGCCCTGTCAGGCAGGGCGGCGTCCAGTGCCTGTTCACGGAGTGCTGACGTACTTCTAGCGGGTCGCGTACAGCCTAACGACTCTGGGTGTTGAGAACCTCATAGTTACCATCTGCATGCGCCTTGGTTACCCAAGCGTTCTTTGTCGACCTGGCTTGAGCCTTGGATCCGCTCAAAGTTTGGACCACTCGTCCCACGGCCTTCGATGCAACAAGTGCAGCGCTTTCAACCTTGGTCGGAGAACCCCGATAGCCTGCGGCAGACCGAAAATGATTGAGGATGATGTCTTGTTGATAAGCAGGTGTTTGCTCTCCACCGATTGTTGATGCACCCACCGTCTCATACCGGTAATAGACCTTGGTGTCATCGAACACGATCTCGACGATTCTGAAGTCAGGCATCTCTCCTCCTTGATCCGGCCCCATGCCGGACCTTCCAAATCTAACTCCAACGACATCACTGCGCCATCACGCATAGCGCAGTGCATCGTCACGTTCGCGAAAAGGAACCCGCCGTATGATCAAGCGCACCCTCTACCACTTCCACTTCTGCTGCGGCCTGGGCGGCGGCGCCGCAGGCTTCAACCGGGCGCGTCCGCGGGTCGGCAACGTCGAAGCCCGGTGGGAATGCCTCGGCGGCATCGACGTGGACCCGGCCGGATTGCGCGACTTCGAGCGCCTGGCCGGCGTCCCGGGCACCCTGCTCGACCTGTTCACCCGCGACCAGTACGTGCGGTTCCACGGCAAGGAGCCGCCGACAGGCTGGCGGGAGGCAACCCCGGAGGACATCCGCCGCGCCGCCCAGGGCAAGCGCCCGGACGCGGTGTTCATCTCCAGCCCCTGCAAGGGGGCCTCCGGCCTGCTGTCCGAGAAGATGAGCCTGACCCCGAAGTACCAGGCGCTGAACGAGTTGACGCTGCGCTGCATCTGGCTGATGGGCGAGGCATGGGCTGATGACCCAGTGCCTGATCGTTTTCGAGAACGTCCCGCGCCTGGCGAGCCGCGGCCGGCACCTGCTGGACCAGATCAACAGCCTGCTCGGTGGCTTCGGCTACGCCGTGGCGGAAACCACTCACGACTGCGGCGAACTCGGCGGCCTGGCACAAAGCCGCAAGCGCTTCCTACTGGTCGCGCGGCACGTCGAGAAAGTGCCCCCCTTCCTGTACGAGCCAGAGAAGAAGAGCCTGCGCGCCGTCGGCGACATCCTCGGCCGCATGCCGCTGCCCGGCGACATCGATGCTGCAGGCCCGATGCACCGCGTACCGTCCTTGCAGTGGAAGACCTGGGTGCGCCTCGCTCTGGTGCGAGCCGGCAGCGACTGGCGCAGCCTGAATGACCTGGCCGTCGAGGACGGCTACCTGCGCGATCTGATCATCGTGCCGGAGCACCACCTGGGCGTCCTGGGCGTGAATCACTGGGGCGATTCGTGTGGCGTTGTCGCCGGCGCGAGCCGCCCGATGAACGGGCGGTTCTCAGTCGCGGATCCTCGC